CTCTTACTCTAACTGTTTTATCAGTACTTATTAAATTAACACTTGTATAAACATCCTTATAGATTTTGCCTCCTATATCATATATGTCATCTTTTACATTTTCTGATTTTCCTTCATTAACTGATTCATATACAAATCCGGAAACATCTCGACCATCTAACCATGATCTATAAAATTGTACGGTTCCTGCTTTTTTATTGATTGTTATTGATATATCTTTTAGTCCTTTATGTGGTAAATCAACCGGACCATCTTTTTGACCTGCAAAATGAATCTTACGAGCTCTTTCATATTCTTTCGAATATCCATCATCTTCACTAGTCCCAAACACAACTTTTAATTTGCTTATAGGCTTTCCTAATGCTTTAGCTATTGCTTTCGCATCAGAATCTGGAAATGGCAATTCATCATCTTCTATTACAGTTTTAAGTTTTTCAGCTTTTTGGTTTGCTAACTCATTTCGATCAATAAAACTGGACCAATCTTCATTAACTGATTCTAGAATAATAGAATTTAATCCTTCTTCTTTTCTAAAAACTGCACTTCTAGGATCATCATTAACTTGGAATTTAACTCCGTACATTGCTGTTAATTTAACTTTCTTTGCAATACCAGATTTATCATCTACTTCAAATTCCTTAAACGCTTGTGCTTGAGGGCCGAAACCAGTTACGGTATATTCATTATCATCTGTTACAAACTGAGTACCTATTCTTATTTTATTTAATATCTTTGCTCCCATCATTCTGATTTTAGATAATGGTATAGTTTTGCCTTCATTAACTGATTCGGTAATTTTTCCATTCTTTACATAATAATATGTTGGCATTTTATCCCAATCTTTACCGTCTGTTTTTACTCCTGTATAAGTTTGATTTCCATCTGATTTCCAACCTCCTCCATTTTTCCATTTCATCATAGTTGGAGTCTCTTCAAACCATGTCCATTCTCCATCAGATTGTTGTGCAACATATCTTGCCCATGATGGAATGTCTTTATGTTTTGAGATTTCTTTAGGCAATTGTTTCTTTTCATTAATTACCGATTCATCAATGTCTTCACTCTTTCCAATTATCTCAATGTCATTTGCATGGAAGTCCATCATAACATCATAAGCTACAGATTTATCTTTAAAGTAATAAGTATCTCCGGAGATATCAATTTTTTCATGTCGGTATTCTGAATTTATTATATTTAGTGCCTTACGTGAATCACGTACGCCTACTTTTATATAAAATGTATCTATTGGAGCTTCTGTCAATTCATCTTCTTCAGCATCTAGCAGATCTTTTTTTTGTTTAAGTAAATTTGCTTTTAGTTTGTCAATCTTTTTTTGAATGGATTCTTTATCTGCTTCATGTAGTATATCTAACATTGAAGGCATTACTGATTCTGATGCAGATGGTGCGCCTGTATCCTCTTTCTCTTCTTCTCCGCCTTCAAACGGGGATTCTTCCTCTTTCTCTTCTTCTCCGCCTTCTCCGCCTTCTCCGCCTTCTTCTTCGCCCTCCTCTTCAGTCTCCATTGCTTTTTTATATGTCTCTATATCTACAACATTACTAGCTACTAATAAATGATCAATGTCTTTGTAACTATACCGTTCCATTTCGCCGGAAGGTGTCATTCCAAATCCTATTAATGGATTCTCTACGTCATCTGGATCTGTAATCATTAAGTACCGGCCATTAACATATACCTTAAGTGGCACTCCAGTCATTGCATATTGTCCAACAACTATATTATCAAAATATTCTGGTGTTTCTGGCATAATCTTATTTCTTTTTAATATTTGCTATTTGTTTCCATCTTTCTACATCAATAATTGACTCACCAAATGGTTCTTTAAAATTTATTTGTCCTTTAGCCAATGTCTTGTTAACATCGTCCTGAGGTGCGCCGGAAAAATCTGCTTGAGGCATAATTGTTCTAGGAAACTCTCCCTTTAATCCTTTTATAATATCTAATCCATTACCCATATGATTTGCAATATCTTCTGGGGTTGTTAATTCTCCATTAGTGTATTTAGACCATTCTGCGACCCGTCCCTCATCAATATTATTTATAACATGTTGTTCTAATTTATCACGTGATGTAGCCATTAAATCATCACCTTCGAAATTCTTGGTCTTTATTTTCCCAGCTTTCGCTGCTATAGCCATTTGCATTATTTTCAGTGCATCTTCTGCTGTTCCTTGGTCTAAATACATTATATCACATACCATATTAGCATCTGGGTTAATCATTAAACATAAAGACCATCTATGATGACCATCTAATATATAAATCTTTCCTCCGATTGAAGCAGCTAAGACTGGAACTTTATCTGGCTGAGATGGCATCAGTACTGGATTTGAAAATGCTCTTTCTACTGCAGAAGCCCAAGGCCTTGATATAATTGCATCATCTACACTATTCGAAAATCCAATTTCTGCTTGAGTTGCTCTCATTTCAGATGCTTTTGGAGTTCCTTTTCCGAATTTAATTTTTTCGTCTGAAATATCTCCGTCTTCTAAGCCTTTTTGTAATATATCTTGAAAATCTTTATCAGTGGATAATTTCTGTAATAAACTAACTGTTTGAGAAAGACTACTATCTGCTACAGTCTTAATATCTCCGGGAGCTTCCTTTAGAAGTGTTTTTAATTTTATCATGCCATTATTCCATTTCTTATAAATATGCTACAATCTTCATTTCCAAAAGACTTGTACACTAATTAATGCAACCGCCAACAATAAAGATACTCCGGTTTTAACCGAAACTGATTCGCCTAATATAAAGGATGTTAATATAGCAAAAGAAACCATGCCTAGGCCAAAGCCTATAAATCTTCCTGGCCAAACTAATCCATCAAAGTATTCTGCTGAATATTTAGTTCCTAATATAAAAAGATAAGTGGTTGGACCGCTAATAACTAACGCCATAAACCACGGATGATCTGCTGCCCATTTATTGATAAACTGTGCATTTGTAACAAACCAAACTATAATTTGGGCTATCATATACAACCCAATTGCAAATATTAATTTCATTATTTCGAGGTAGTTACTGGATGAATTCTAGCGGTTCTTCTCCACCATCTTTTTAATCTAGTTTCTGTTAATGTAAATACTGTCTTGAAAAAATCGAGCGGTGTTCTATGTCCATGGTCACCTTTCAAATAATTACCTCGGAAGAAACACAATGCATTGTCATCTAATATGTCTAATGTCTTTGCATAATTAATGACTTTATCATACTTGCCAAGTCCTATAAACACTAACGGATGAAATTCTAAATCTGGATCAAGTTTCTCAACAACCGGTTCAAAACTTCTACTATGTAAGGCTGGGTTCAATAACATAACTGGGATGTCATAAATTTTGGCTAACTCTAATGCAAAATAACCACCCATACTAGAACCTATAATCAGTTCTGGTAGAAAGGCTTTTATTATTTTTTTACATTCGTTGAATTGATCTTTATTTTTATAATCCAAAGTGGGATTATAAACATGGTGTCCTTGGGCCTTTAACCATTCAACCTTTGTACAATTTGGCTGACTTTCTAGTCCATGTAAAAATAATATCTTCATAACTCTATTTTTCTCTTAATCTTATACTATAAATATAAGGAGAAAATCTCAGAAAACCTAATTTTTTACCGGAATTGTTTTAGAATTTATCTAGGTATAGTTCATCTACTGCTTCTTGAAGTTCTTTGGTTGTAACTTCTAATTCCAACATTATGTTGCCTCTGAACTTCTTTTCGACATAACCATTATGAAATATTAATATTGTTGGATATGACCTAATTTTATATCTTTTCTGTAACGTTGGACTTCCTGCGACACATACTGTATAATAAGAACAATGTTCTAATTTTCTCCAACCTTTAAAACTATTTCCTACATTGAATGGTGCGTTAAATTCTACTACTACAACGCCCTTTGAAGTAGACTTCTTGAAGTTGGATTCATTTATTTTTGTTTGAGAATGTGAATATCCAAAACATAAAATTAATAATAACGTGGCTACATATTTACTCATCTTCATCAGCATTACGATGACTCCCTATTAAGTGATCATCAATCTTATCTAATTTAGTTTTAATATCCTCTACATCATCTTGAGTGTCCATAATTGTTTGACGAATCAGTTGATCCTTTAGATCATATTCCACCCTTTCAATAACAGGCAGAGGTAATTCTTTAGCTTCTTCAATGTCATATCTCATCACATCTAAATCACTCTGAAACACAAACCAGAAACTAACTATAGTAGTTATACCTACTGCAATAGCAATAAGGGTTTTTATGCTTATTTTAAATCCTGTATTTTCATTTAATTCTTTTGCCATTATCTTTTACCTCTATAATAAATATTCAACTATTTTGGAAGTCCGGCCATTATCTTTGTAGTTGTTTTACTTCCAATTATTCTAGAGTACCAACCATTGCCTGTCTTTGAACTATCTTTTGGGTGTTGACCATGCCATGTGGTTTGTGATGATCTCTTTGGTCCTAATACTTTTCTTACTAATTCTTCATCTTCAACAACAGGTACATTGCCTTTTTTAACAAACGAATCAAATGCTCCTCCACTTATCTCAACATAATTACCCGGTGTTCTCAATTCTTTTGATTTACGTATTAATAAATTTTTAATGTTAGGCTTCTCACCGTCATGGCCGATGCCAGTATGTTTAATTCCAAATGGAGTCTTTTTACCAAAATAAACAACATCAATTTCTGGGTCTTTATCTATATCTGCTGCCATCCAATATTTTAAGGCCGGGTCTTTTACATCATCTGCAGATTTGAATTTTAAATGTCCGCCGATTGATGCATATGCTGTTTGGATGAGATTAAATAATTCTTGTTTATGGGCTGCAATATCACTAGTGCCTATTGATACATATCTTCCCTTTGGAAATTCTTTTTCATTTAATATATCTTTTAGTTTCATTATACATTTCCAATATTTAATATTTGCACTGGAGTAACAATATACTCATTCCATAATGATGTGGCAACAGAACCATCACACGAATCCAATTCATAACAAATATTATTTCCGGTATCACTTGGATATCCTAATCTATATAAATTACATGCTCTTTTGCCATTATCTAATGCATAAGATTTGATATCACTTTTAAATCCTGCCCTTACATTACCAATCATTTCTACAACTAAATTAGATTGTTTACGAAAGAATGGCCGGCTGGTTACAGTAAATGCTGATATATCAGCTGAATTGCCAGATGATATTATGGATTGTAATCGTTTAACTCCATTAGCGGTTGTATAATGCATAACCTTTTTTGGATTCTCTAAAGATTTATATAACTGCATTGTATAGTTATCATCTAACATTACATAAGGTTCTATATCTCCACGTGAATAAAAATATGCAAACTTTAATCCGTATATATCTGGAAAGTATTTTCCGTATTCTTCATCAATTGACCAAAACCGATGATTTACAAAGTCTTCAATAAAATCAAGTATATTCTTAACTGTTAATAGGTCGTAACGTTGAGTCTCTACATGTAATTGATACCCAAAATATTCAGTAATCAATTTAATCAATTCTGGATTGGATGGTATTTTGCCTCCTCTAGTATCATACCCTGCTCGTTGTAATTTTAAAAATTGTTCAACAACTTGTCTCCATTCATTCAATGTATGAAAAGAATCTGCCGGTCTTATATAACCTAACACTTTAATATTTTCTGATATAATATTTTTTAACTTGATCATTTTACTAGCTTAGTTTTAATTTTCACGTTAGGATATTTTCTTTTTAATGCATTAACAGCTCTGATATTCTTCGAAGAATCATCGGCAAAGTAAATGGTCGTATAACCTTTTTTAATATGTTTTTCAATCCAATCAGATTTCTTTTTAGGATCTGCTGATGCAACTCCGACTACATAAGGTCTAATGTTATGTTGCTTTTTAAAATAATATCGTAATGGAAATGCAAGTCCCCTTGCCGTTAATACTGTTACTTTGTTTTGAGGATTTGATAATGCATTTTTTAAATCTCTCATATTATCTTTTATTGCAACTGGGTTCTTTAACATTTTATTAAAATCTCTGAAGTCGAATTGGTCTCCTGGTCGCTCTTTATATTTTGCATACTCTGCAGGGTCTAATGTTAATTCAGTTCCATCTTTTTTTGTAACATAAATATATGCCTCAGTCCTAGCCAATGTATCATCAAAATCAAATACGTATAATGATCTGCCTTCATGTAATATGTTTTTAAGTTTAATCATAGCTGTTTTAATCTATAATCATAAAAATATTCAACGGACTTTTGTCTTCTTCTATTCTTAATGACTTTTAATAATTTTTTACGAATGACATCTAATTTTCTTTTATCTTTTATTTTTCGGAATATTTTTTCATAAATGTCAGCGTCTAATGCCCATGACTTGACCTCATCATTGGATAATTCTAATAATAAATCTTTTAATTTAATCATTTTATCGCCTTTTCTATAGCCGACATTAAATCTCTTTTGTGGCCTTTCCAAAACTCTTTATCAAAATCTTTATACGATCCTAGGGCTTCTAATCCGGATTCATAAGCTATTTGAAAATGTATCTTTAATTTGTTAAGAATATCCTCAACATCCTTCTTACTGCGTTTCCTGTCGAAGAATCCTTCTTTCACAGATTCCTTTAATACTCCGCCCAAATGATCAATCATTTCCTTTCGGAATTCATAAAGTTCATCATCATTAAGTTTACGATAAGTCTGAGATCTCAACTTGTTTATGAGTTTCCTTGCTTCAGAATATCCCTTATCCTCTGTAATCCTATTCTTGTCCGCCATCCTTTTTCCCAAATATCTTGCCGGCTTCTGCAATTCCGAAACTACCAAGTGTTATCCATAAAAATGAATTATAAATAAATTCGTTTATTGCCAAGTCATTTCCTACCCAGCCAGTAACTATATCTGCCACTGCAAATATTACCATTACTGCAAATGATGCAAATCCTACAACACTCTTTTCATTAATATCATTTTTGTCTTTAAACATGTCTCTAAACGCCATTAGTTTTCTCCAAACATAATTTTTTAACTTTTTTCCCATGTCATAACCTTTTAATTATTATACTATGTCTTTACTTTCAATTAATGTATAAGTAAAGGCATTACCCCATATGTCTTTAGATTTTTGGCAAATGTCCATAAAATCATCAAAATCATCTGGATCAGCAAATACTTGACAACCTGCTGAATATTTGTTAATATAAGTTCCGGTTTTATATGCAGAACTTCTATGTATATTTATTCCATACCTTCCTTCGGTAATACTTTCTTCATCAGTATCATATACGTCATCTTTATTTCCATCTCTATATACTCTTACCTTTCCATGTCGTTGACATAATGCTGTATATCTAGATTTGCCATGGCCATCTATTTTATAGACTCCTTTGTATTGTCCAGGAACTAGTATAGCACAACCATCTTTATTCATAGGATGGTCAATCCAATATTCTCCTGGGTCTGTTGTATTAGGCCAACAATGAAATTTTTCTGTTCCGTTGACATTATAAGATAAAGTCATATTATCATCATAATGATTAGTTACTCTACCAGCTGTCGCTGAATTTCTAACTCCTACAATGTTAAGATTATAATCTCCATCTTCAAACCAATCATAGCCTTTTGATAATACAGCTGATTTGATTTGTATTTTAGAATATTTAGGTTTAGGGTCTATTAATTTAGGCCATGTATTAGGTCCTACAATTCCATCGGATGTTAGACCATTCTGTCCTTGAAATTTCATAACAGCTAATTCAGTAGCAGGGCCAAAATCACCATCTGCTTTTATCCCTAGGGATTGTTGGATTTGTTTGACCTTATCACCCTTACTTCCCCTTTTAATTGCTTTCATATTTACTCCTTATAAACCATTAACTTTAGTTTAATATAAATATGTAATACAATCTACTTACTGGCTTCTACGTCATCATTATCTTTAGACTCTAAATGTCTCTTACGTTTTTTGATTTTTTGTTTAGGACGGAGCTCTTCGTAGTCATCGAGCTTCCTGATATCTATCTTTCCCATTATTGCGGAATCCTTACCTTAAGTTTTGAAATGTTATCGAGAAAATCTTCAACTGATATATTTTTTCCTTGATCAGTCATTATACGAAAATCTTCAACTATGCCATTGTTTTCATATACGGCTTTATCTAAAATTATGAATCCAGTATTTGCCCAAAATACACCGAAGCCAGTATCTTCACCCAGTTGATTAATATCATTAATAACTGCTTCTTCTGTATCGCCAGGATATAATATATAGTAACGCATCAAATATTTTTTAATATCTCTTTTACTTGATTTAATGTTTTAAGTTTTTTCTTGAAACCTGCCAAAGTCCATCCATCCATATGATTTCTAGCATTCATCGGATCATTACCGCAGCTAATGGAATATTTTAACTCTTTTATTTCTGATTCAACGTGTTCTAATAACGTTTGTTTTCTATCGTTTTGTCTCATTATTTAAAAATTTTATAAAATTTATATTTCTACAAAACCCATGACTGTTACATAAATCAACACTCATTTCTAATAATAAATATGGGTATTCACGTAAATATTCTTTAATAAATTTCAGTCCATGGCCTTCTTCGAATTTTCCGGATTCGTCTTTTTTACCTAATAAATAAAAATCGGTTCTGGGATAGTTATGTAAGTAATATTTCTTCATCTAGTTCCTTTTTGTATTGTTTAATCCATGTAGGCAAATCACCTTTCGGTTCCCAGTTCAATATCAATCCTGCCTTTGAATTATCTGCTAATGTCTGAAACGGCTCTAATACATCTTTGCCTTTTATAGTTTTGCCACCATACATTTTTGCCACTTCATTAACAGAATAATTTTTTCCATTGCCTATATTAAAAACATCTCCATTAAATTGTTCTGTTCTGGTAGCTGCTAATATATTAGCATCGACAACATCGCCGACATATGTAAAATCTCTTCTTTGTTCGCCATCATTATTTATAGTTAATGGGGTTCCTTCTAACAATTGTTTTGCAAATATACCTAATACTAAACAATATGCTCCTTCTAGTAACATTCTATTACCATACACATTAAAATATCTTAATGATACTGTATCTAAACCATATACTTCGCTAAATACTTTACAATATTGTTCACCAATATATTTTTGTAAACCATAAGGCGATAATGGATTAGTAGAGTGTTCTTCGGGAGTAGGAAATTTATTTGCATTTCCATATGCTGAACTACTAGCACTGTATACAAATCTACTAACTTTCATTTTATATGATGCATAAAGCATATTTAAAGTCCCATCTACATTTGCCTTATTAAATGTCAAAGGATCATCAATAGATGGTTGTACTCTAGCTTTTGCTGCTGTATGAAATACAATATCAGCACCATTAATATAAAATGTTAAATCTGTTTGTGAAGCTGTAGATATATCACATTCAATAAATTTAGCCTTGGGGTTAATATTTTCTTTTTTTCCGGTGGACAGGTCATCGAGTACAGTTACTTCTATACCTTGTTCTATTAATTTATCTACTAAATTCGAACCAATAAATCCAGCCCCGCCTGTTACTACTGCTCTTTGCATACTATTAAATCCTTTTCATATGTTTCTAAACTATTAACTGTAATTTTAATATCGCCTAATCCAAATGTTCCTAGTTCGAGTTGGTCATCGTTAGCTAATATTTCTGATAGGTATTGTATATGTCTAAAAGATTCATTGCTAAATGTTTTGCCGTCGATCTCGACTAGAACATCATCATAATCATTTCTATCGATATCCGTAAGACTATGAACTCTTTTAAGTAAATCAAATGAAGTGTTTGATTTTTCTTTTTTCAAGTAGGTGTCTAAAAGAAATTCATAATCACTAATATAGATATGATCACACCAAGGTTCAAGTGCTTCTAGTAATTGTAGACTACAGTTTTCAACTCTAATACCTATGTTATATTTTGGGGGTACAATCGGTTTTAGATAATTATCGTGTTTACAGTAATGGCCCCATTTACGAATAAATTCTCTTGTTGATTTTTGGTTTTGTGCTAACCATTCATCTGTTTCTCTATTCTTCATAAACACTTCACCGTTTGGATTTCGCTTTGCGCCATCTGCAAATCTACTTCCTCTACAAGTCATGTGATAAACAAATCCTTCCCATGTTTGAACAAACTCAACTTCATTCAAATGGAAGCGATTAAATATGTCTGTGTCTTCTTTTGATTGTGGAGCAAATATAGGATCATGTCCTCCTATTTGTTGAAAGTCTTTTTTCCAAAATGCCCAGGGTGCAAATATGCCTTCTGTAGTACCAGGATCATTTTCATGTAACACTTTTAATTCTTGTACTTCATTTAATAATCCTTCTTCATTAAACTCTTCAGGTTCGATCCCAAAATCTCTCAATACTTTTTCTGGTCCATCTGGATGTAATGGTGGTTCAATTCTAGTAAGTGATACTATTCTACTCTCTACTACAGGCTCTTCTGCAGTTCCGTACATATGTTTTTCAATTGCATCTAATGCACCTGGACATAAATACATATCTGCATGATAAATCATACATATGTCATTTGTCGCTACTTCATTAACTAATGTATCATAAAGTATTGTATGGCCTAAACGAGTTGGTCCTTCATTTCTTATTGCTTTAAAATGTACATCTTTTTCCATTCTTTCTTGACACCATTCCCATGTACCATCTTTATCACTAAAGTCATCTGCTACACAGATTTCTACTTCATGATCTCCTTGATTCTTTCTGATAGAATCGTAAGACCATTTAAGATATTTTAAATTGTTCCTTGAAGGTTGTATTAAACTTATCTTCATGATATAATTCCTTATAATTATTTTTAGCCTTATTACTACAATATAAATAAAATTCTTCGTCTTTCCTAAGCTTTTTGGCTAATTGTTTTGCACTTACTAGATCTCCTATCTTGACCGTCAGATCTGGGTGTAGTATCATTTGTGTATCTAGTCCTTCATAACCAATACACGGAATTCCTAAATAAGCACAATTAAGAGCAAATGTTCCGGCGGCATGTGTTCTCATTAAATGTATTCCTATTTTAAATTCATTTAATTTATGAATCCATTGTTTCCAATTCATATAAGGTAAAAGAGAAACAACATCTTCTTCCATTGCTTGTTTCCTGCCCATACTAGGAGCAAAAACATGTTCATCAGATTCAGTTATGTCTCTAGCTACTATATACGAATCAAAGCCACCGTACCAATTGACAAAATTTCCTCCTATAATAACGCCGGCTCTTTTAACATCATCTAGCCTTCCTACTGCATCATCTATCATTAATGATTTCATTACTCTAACATCGTCATGGTCAGTTAATCCTTGATAATAAATACGATCACATTCGTTATGTGTAAAAATAATATCAGCATCAACCAATGTATTATAATACCAAACCTGTTCTGGTAATGGATAATCTTGAAAATACCAATGTGGTCCTTCTTGCATCACTGCTACTTTATCACAAAATTTCTTTATAAGATTTATATTAAATCCTGGATTCTTTTTTGGTATAATGATTATTCCTAAATCATAATCTTTGATAGGAGTAGGGTCAAGACTAATATGATAATGGTCAGCATTTAGTGCACACATCCATGCAAACTCAGTTCTCATATTTTCATGTGTTCGAGTAATTTTACCAGTAAAACTCATTTCTGTAAAGAATGCTATATTCATTTGTCTCTTTTTGATAATATAGGGTTATTAATTGGCCAATTAATATTTAACCTATTCCATTTTATAGTAAATTGGTCTTCTACATCTGGATATTTTCCGGGATATGACCATTTGTAATGGAATACTGATTTATGACTTAATACACAAAATCCATTACCTACTCCAGGAGGTAGTAATACTTGTTTACGTGATCTATCATCTAAAATAATGGAATCCCATTGCATATATGTTTCTGAATCAGGTCTATTATCTATAACCACAAAATACAATTCGCCATACAAACATGTAACTAATTTAGTAGATTTAAAGTCGCCATGAATTCCTCGAATAACATTTTTTCTAGATGTTGCTATCTTATCATGTACAAATTCAGGATACCTATTATCCTTTTTCCACAATGTACAAATGTCTCCTCGGTAATCAGTAAATACATCCAGTGTTATTATTTTTACGTCTTTTATTTTCATTTACAAAATTCTGTTAATAATTTTTCTAATGCTATAAATTCATCATCTGTAACCATATGGTTGTTGCCAATAAAGAATCCATTCTCATGTAAAAACTCTACGTTCGGAAATGTTGATGGATCAGGTGTGCCTACTCGTTTTAAGAAAGGTTGTCTTAATAAATTACCACTACATAACGGTCTAGTTTCAATTCCATTATCACTTAAATAACTTTCTAATTGTGACTTAAAACTAGATGATTTACATATAAATGGAAAACAAAAACTACTATTTCCTTTTACTTGATAATCAACATGGAAATAATTTTTAAATTTAGATACTATATTAATAAATCTATTAAAATTATCACGCCTAGTTTTATTATTATCATCTAATCTAATTAATTGAGATGACCCTAAAACAGCATTAATTTCCATACTCCTTAAATTATATCCGTCAGTCATAAACATAAACTGAGGATGGATGTCTGGGTTGTCTATTTTATATTGTTCATATGCTTCCGGGGATGCCTCACGTGCCATTCCATGACTTCTTTTCATCTTCATAATATTATAAAGTTCATCATCATTAGTACAAACAAAGCCGCCTTCGATAGTAGTCATATGATGTCCGAAGTAAAAACTAAATGTCGACCCTGAGGACAATGTTCCACATTTCTTGCCTTTATATGTTGCACCATGAGATTCACATACATCTTCTATAAATACTACATCAGGAAAAATCTCTTTATAGGCATCTATATCAGCTGCAATACCGAATAAATGTGATACAAATATTGCTTTAATATCCGGATACTTTTTAGATATTTTTCTTAAATTATCTAAATCAAAACTAAATGTCTTCTTATCTACATCACAAAAAATAGGCTCGAATCCTAATTGCATTACTGGAGATACATTTGTTACCCAAGTCATACACGGAACAATTACCTTGTCCTTATTTTTTAAATTATAACGTTCCTTTATACTAGCAACCAATAATGTATTTGCAGTACTACCTGATGATACAAATAAAGAATGTTTACAGCCTAACCATTTAGACCATTCTTTTTCAAACTTCTTTACCATTGGTCCATTAGTAAATCTACCTGCTGTGCTGATGAAATTTATCATAGCTGCTTTATCATCAGCTGTGACACAATCTTTCATTAATGGCCAATCAATTTTATTACACTCCTGCATTAACATATCTTTTATCCTTTAAATTTAATGTTTGATATACTTTTAATAATTCATCAATACCTTCTTCTAAGCTAATTGTAGTGTCAAATCCCAATTTACTTATTTTATCATATGATACTTCATAATCTCTATGATCTTTATCACTATCAAAATCATTATAATAAACTACACATTTAGTTTTTTGTGCTATCAATTCACATACTTGTCGTTTAGTGAAGTTAAGCTTATTCGAACCTACATTATATACTTCGCCTTTCATTTTATCTGCATTTTCAATTCCAAATACAAATGAATTTGCAATATCTCTAACATGAATAAATGTTCTCATAAATTCAGGTTGATATACTAACATATACTTCTGTGTAGTTGCTAAATAAGTTAAATCATTAACTAACAAATCTAATCTTAATCTTGGGGCGGCTCCATATGCTGTTGCAAACCTATATGCTATAGCATTACTATGCCTCATTATCTCTCGTTCTGCATCTGTCTTTGTAGAAGCATATAATGACGTTGGGTTTAATGGTGTTTCTTCTGTACATATTCCATCAACCTTTCCATAATTAGATCCTGTCGAGCCAAACATAATTAATTGTTTTGCTGATAACATATTCACTAAACTTTTAGTTGCTCTAGTGTTTACTAATTCTGTCAGTTCCGGGTTCTTTTCACACGCATGCATGCCTACTACAGCTGCCAAATGTATTATAATATCTTTTTCTCGAACTGCTGATTTTAGTTTTGATTCTTCTAAAATATCTCCTTTCACAAAATGAAAATTCTTGTGTTGAAAATATGGTATTAATACATTGCCATCATATGCCAATGAATCATATACTGTTACTTCATAACCTTTATCTAATAACACAGGTATTACCGTTGTTCCTATATATCCGGCTCCACCGGTGATTAAAACTTTTTTCATAACTACTCCAAATATGGTTTTAATTTATTAACTACATAATCTAATTTAATGTCCAAAATATTACTTTGTACGACATTAAAATAATGTTTTTTATTTTTCATTACATGAGAATCAAATTCTCCGAAATATTTTTTATCAAATCCTTGTTTATAATTTGATGTCCATAACTCTCCACTACTGATAAATGGAGCCTCAAATGAATACAAATCCATTTTATTTTGTACAAATAACCAAATCCAATACAATGTATATTCAGTCCATGTATTTGGATGACCATTTGTTGTTCTCAACAATAAAGATAAATAATTCATATTATGTGTTTCCTCTAAATGTTTTATTAAATTCAACATTTCTTCAGTAATAAAAATCTGAGGTGAAACTGCCATTATCTTATTTATATACAATGTGCCATCTTCTATTTTATTATCACAATCTTTATCAACAACAAACTCTTCAATTCCTGGAGCTATTAAAGCAGCTGCATACATATACCATGGCTCACATGTTGGCTTACCCATTTCAGTTAAATGAGAACAAATTATTTTTCCGTCATTAAATATATCCTTATAAGAAAATGACTTTGTAAGAAACATATCTGTTTCAAAAGAAAAATAATATTCTGTTTCTATTTGTTTTGCTATTTCAAATTTTACTAATTGTTGTATAATCCACCCAGGGTGTACTGTAACCTGATGTAATGGAAATGTTTTTAATTCTGGAACTAGTTCTAATTCATCTATAAACACAAACGGGAATTCTGGAAATTCTTTTATTAATGTATTTTTAATTATATCAATATCTTGTTTACGTGTAATGATATAAAACTTATGCAAGTCGTTTAATTTTAAAAACTTACGGAATGTAGGTAATTGTATTTTTACTATACGTTCTAAATCATTATCTTCTGTTGTACGATGATTTATTACCATCGGCATGACAAAACTAAATTTATCTTTTATTCTTTCCATAACAATTCATTAATTGTGCAACATGTTGCATCATAACTTTTTAATAAATATGATAATGAACTTCTTAACTGCTCATAATTATCATCGTCCCATACATTATCATTCCAATCACCAGCAATATGTGACTGAAACATTACATTTCCGTCATGTAAAGATATATTCGATTCATGAATACCATCATGTCCAAAAAATGTTTTACATTTCCATGGAATGTTTTGATTATGTTCATAATGTACTGCCGCGTAATGAAATGTCTGTCCTAAAAAATGTGCTGCTGTTGGATGTGCTAACCAACCAGGATTACGCCAACCGGTTGGTATATGGTCTACACTTTTCCATTCTTGCATCATCTGCTGTATTCTCAACTTAACTTTATCTTCAGTATCTAATTCAAAAAATTCACATTCTCCAATATCATCGCGTTCACACATATGATAATGTCCATGAGCTGCTAATTCAAAATATTCAATCGACGTTAGCCATCTAATCCAATCTTTATGTTTTGATATAGGATATTTATCATGGTAGTTGGAAGGAATAAATAACGTAAACTTAGCTCCAAATTCTGCATTCAAAGCATGTAAATATTGCATACATTTATCGCCTTCAAGTCCCCAATCTTTTTCTGGATGAATATCATCTATTGCAATTACTATTTTCATTAATTTAATTCTAATATATTTGAATAAATTTCAGAGAACCAAGAGAATGAACTATGTTGGTGCCTATATTTAATATCAGTTCTAGATAATATCAACATATCAATAAATGCATCAACACATTGGTCGACATCATGAAAAGTATTATAATCTTGTGTTCTACCGTCGCCGGCATCAATCTTTTCTCTCCAACTCCCTTCAACAACTTTTTTTACACAACTATCTTTGCGATGTATAATTATATTTTCTGGTAACTTTGTTATTAAATCATTTTCTATATATTCTTCATCACAACATACAAATATTTTTTCACTTGGATTTTTATCAACTAGGTTCTGTATTGTCGAATACGCACTATTTATGCAGTCTTGTTTCCATGGCCAATCTGTGGCCCGTATGTGTATTCCTTTAACTGCATTATTAATATTATTTTCCTTACAAAAATTATTTACTCCATCTAATACCTTTTTATGAATCTGTAGGTCATGTGCTGTCTCGACCATAAAGCCTGGATTAGCCATACTATGAGACGATGCATCATCTAAATAACAAACGCTATTTTTAGTCTTAACGAGTTCTAATAATTTTTCATTACTCATGTTCCTGTGGTATATTACCTCTCTATCTTTGATAGCACCTGAATCTACGTAATGTGATTTATGTAACAAAAACGGAACATCTTTAGGTATGATTTTATTTAATTCTGTAATGGAATATTCTATATGTTCAAACCCATTACTATCGCTAAATAAATCATAAAAAGCTGCTTGTCGGTTCACGTTCTTTACAGAATTAATAACAAAGTCTTTACCTGCATCTTTTGCTAATTTATGTGCATAGAATAAACAGCCAAAAGAATTTCCGACCTTTCCTTCCATGATCACTATTAATTTATTATCAAAATTTTTCATATTATAATATAATAAATTTTTTGCTAAAGTCCTAATAATCTATTAAGTTTTTCAAAATAAATTTTATGTTGATTTTCAATAAATTTACGCATTTGCTCTGTCTTATTAAGTATCTTATCATCTTCATTTATACATCTATTCACTACATTAATAAAATCTTCTGGAGTATCAATAATGTTTAAATACTCTTCTGCACCAAACCAATCTATATTAGGATATTGAAATGTTATAATAGGTGTTTTACAAAATCCTAATTCAACATATCTGTTATTAATCATTCCATTACGATATTGTTCTGGTTCAATAACTGATATTGCACTTTTGACGGATGTATATAATGACCCTATATCATTTGGTGCCAATAATCCTTTATACCATGGCAATTGCTGTGGCCAACCGGAACCATATACTTTAAAATCAAATAAATGCTGAGGCTTAAAATATATGTCTAATTCTTTTTTAAATTCTGGCATCTGTAGTCTATGATGTCCTTGCCCTAAAAATGTACACTCATGAGCATAATTAGGATTATGAACTAGTTCTTCGTCTGAGATTGCACAAAAATAATATTTAAAGAACTCAATACCTTCCACATCATCTTTTAATAAATCATATACTGACTGTGAATTTGTTAAGATATGTGTATACCATTTATCTTTATATTTTTTAATATCATTCTTAAAATTGTCTTTTAGAATGCCAGTGCCCATTATATTTAATATCTTCTTACAATCAAATTTTTCTACTACATCAAATGTTCCTTGATCTAACATTTCAAAATATAATACGTCTGGATCTAATGCCTTTATCTGTTGATAATAGTCTTCATCATATGGATGTCCATTTAATTGTTGTAATAAATAAACTTCATGTCCATCAGCTTGTAATGTATTTGCCAACACTTCATTAAGTTTATAATTACCCATCGGGAATGGTAAATGGAAAACAACTACTTTCATGTCAATCCTTTATATTTTCAAAATCTTTATATGTATTAAAACGAGCCTGACTATTATTAAAATTTGCTATATTAAAATCTACTAATGTTCTCATCCTATCAAACCATTTTCCTTTTTTGCCACCTTTAGAAAAATCTGATAATTTATCATTGCTATCCATTTCTAATGCATAATGTCTTTTCAATGGATGATTTCTATTATGTACTTTTAATATATTTTTTACAACAAATTGAATATAATTTTCTCCCATAATTCTATATGCCGAATGCATCATACTAGTGTCTTCATGTAAATGTCCTATCATACAATGTGGTATATTAACGCCATTCTTTAATAAATCTCCTGATAGTACTAAACATGAACCATCGAATTTAGGTTGCTTTAAAATACGAATATCAAAAGACTCAGATTTTGCATTCACCTCATTCATTTCGTCGATTGACATTGTATATCTGATACTATGTGGATATTGAAAAGCTCTTTCATCTTCATAATATGGCGCATCTGTAAAATCCGGGTGTTCTAAATCTTTCCAATGGTTATCCCACATCTTTCTTATCCCAAAGGTAGTAACGAATTTATGTATATTTTGCGAATTTGCATACTCCTTAATTTGTTCTAATGCAAGGAACATTTCTTTTGGGACTAACATATCTGATTCTCCCCATATGACATAATCATATTTAGTACATCCATGGTAATTTAAATCACGTCGATAATCTACCATGGTAATAGGTTCATTATCTTCATAAATCGTATATGTCACATTACACCCTGATTGGTCTAGCTTAACAATTTCTTTCATAAACAATTGTTTTAATTTATCTTTAGATATTTGAGATTTATCAATTTTCTCAAAATATTCAGACATATTAAAATAATAATCTATAGTTATATTTTCTTTATTGGTAACAGTATTGATTGCATTAATTAGACTCTGTGTTTGTTCCCCGATCATATCTATTTCAAAAAACATGATATGTGTACCAATTATATATTTGTTCTCAATTTTCATAAAGTGCCTTATATGTATGTTCCATCCATGCCCTGGGATGTGGTTTTACTCCACCATTGAAATGATATACCCATCCGTGTCTTGTATATAATAAATCTTCTCCTAATACTTCAAATCTCATCATGTCTTGCATATTAAATTCATATGGTAATATTTTTAAATCAATATTATATTCTCTTATTAAGAAATTGATAGGAGTTTGATCTGTACCACAATATATTTTATTTTGTAATGTTAATAATGAATCTTTATTATCCCAATAAAATTTTACAACAGCCCTTAAGAATTCTTTATGACTTTTATTCATGATTTGAAATCCACCGTTGATATATTCATAATATGGAAATGATTTATTATTAAACATATAATGACTATAATTTTCTATACTACGTATTACCCAATCATAACTGCCAATATTATGCACACCACAGTATTTATGTTCTGTCATTTCAAAAAAGTTTGGACAATCCGGATGTACAATTGTATCAGCATCAACCATTAATACCTGATCGTATTCAATATCCTCATTCTCTAAAAATTCTAATACATAATACCGTTGCCATGTAATTTTCATTTCTTCATAATCATGAACCAAATCACTCATTACGAATAATTCACAATCATTTTTCTCACACCACTTTGCCCAACTCTTTATTGATAAGTCATATGCAACTTCTGCTAATCGTTTAGGGTCTGTCCCTTTTACTGTTGGTATAAAAACTATATTTTTCATTTGTATTGACCCTTTATTGCATTCCAAATCTGATCCATTAGATTATACCTATCACCTCTATTAGGAAATCCACTAAAAAAGTATATGAATCCATATTTAAGGAAGAACGGTGTTTTATCAATATTTAATTGCCAATTATGAGAGAACCAATCAAACCTATACAAATGAGTCAACATAAAATTCGGTGGCAATGTTGTATTAACATCTACTCCTTTCATCTGTAATAGATAATTATATACTGGCTGGTCTGTACCTTTACCTACTTTATTATTCTGTAAGTCCATAATGGAATCATAATTGTCATAATAAAATGATCTTAACTCTTGTAAAAATTCTTTATGACTTTTATCAAATATCTGGAAGCCGCAACTAATATATTTTTTTAGATCAAAATCAAAGTTATTAAAAAAATCATTATATCCATCTACACTCTCTGTTATCCATCTTAAATTTTCTAAAGATCTAAATGCAGTTACTTGTCCTTTTGCTAATTCAAAGAAATTAGGAGTGTCCCATCGTACTAACGTACTGCCATCAATAACAGCAATTTTATCATAATCAATATTAGCACTTTCTATTTGATCAAATACATCAAACCATCTCTGCCAAGTTGCTTTATGTGCATTTGTATCAGGCTCATTTGCTTTTTCATATGGAAAGAATATAACGTCATTCTGTTTACACCACCATTCCCAACATTGTTTAGAAATGTCTAGGTATTTAAAATTTCCGTGTTTTTCACGTAAATGTGTATTCTCACTTTTTATACCAACCCAAAATAATACATGTTTTTTCATACTACCAGTTTGCATTAAATTCTATATTACTTATAAAAAATTAAATAATTATCTTCTCGCGGATGTCCTGGATTTTCTTTATACATTTCATGCTTTTTAAATCCAGCGGCCATAAAATGTTCTATCCAAGTCTCTTTAGTAAATATTGATAAATGTAATGATTTATGGCCTGATGGCAGTACTGAATATAGCTGTGATCGTTCTTGACAATCTCGAAATGCAATTTTAACTAAAGCACCTACACTACATACTCTATAAAATTCATTACATGTAGTTTGCATATCTTCTGGTAGGATATGTTCTAAACAATCCATTGAAGTGACCCATTCAACTTTATTATCTTCAAGTGGTATATCATGTGAATATGCTTCTATCCACGTAATTTTTTCATTCTTAATATTTACTCCTGCTGATACTGATGCTATATCTAATGCATATATTTTTTCTAAACTTTCATATAGAGTGGCTAAATTATTTACAAAATTTCCTTGTCCTGCACCTACATCAAGAAGTGATTTTACATTTCGACCTTCAAAAAAATCTTGCGCAGTTTGTCCTTGATTTCCTTCGCCATATTGACTATTGGCACTAGTGCCGTGTTTGAAAGCATCTAGATACTTTATTTTTTCTATCTCATGTGATGATTTTCCTTTTAAATTGTTTTTTTTCATAATTTCTTTACTTATTATTAATATATAAAATTTTTTTCAAATATCCTAATCAAATTAGATTTCTATTTGCCTGAAATCCTATTTTTTTATTAATATCAATTGGAAAATTATTATGAACTAGATATTCATATACAACTGATTTATATGATTTATTTTTTAGTTCTGGAGTCAACCATAAGAACTCTTGAACTACATCAACATCTAGGAATGGATATCTAGTCTCTATTCCGAAACTCCCAGCAATATATTCTTCTTTTGCAATATACATTTCCATCGTACCATCATAAAAATTTTTCCATGGAAAGTACGGAGCTAAATCTTTTGGATATATTCCCCCGAAGGTACTTTGTTGATCTCCCATTATTTTTGTTCCGAACATTCCATAATCAGAAAATATTTCATCAGCACCTTGACCAGATAAATATATTTTACGTCCTTCTTTAATTGCCTTATCACAAATATACGATAACCCAACTGATGCTTTATCATTTTTTATATCATAACCATTATATTGTTCACTGATAAATGATTCACAATTTTTATTTACATAATCTCTCCATGTTGAAAAATCTCCATGTGATAATCGTATTGTTTCTATATTCTTTAATAACTTAACTCGTTCATTAATAACATCTTCATTCTCTGAAGCATATATACTATAACATTTATTATCGACATCTAACTTGTTAAGAGCACATGCTATTGCTCCACTATCATATCCGGATGATAATCCAATAAACATTTTGTTAAGATCAGATTGTGTTGCTCGTTTCTTAATGGACCGGTCAAAGGCATTAATCCAATCATCATAAGTTGTTTTATGTTGGTCTAAATTAAAGTCTTTGATAGCATACTGTTCGATATAACCTAGTTCCAAGTGTATAGTATAACATGTATTAGGACGCACTCTATGTATGTCAGAAAACTTCAAATTCCGCAAAGGAGATTCAAAAGTTGATATTCCTATAAATGATTCTTCTATAGAATAAAACAATGGCTTAGTTTTAAATACATCAGACGAAAATACAATTAACTGGTTTTTAATATCTACTAAAACAATAGCAAATTCTCCATTTAAATATTTTACGAATTCAGTGCCATGTTTTTTATATGATGATATTATACTATAAGAATCTGACTTAGCATTATTATCTATATCTTTAAAATTATAAATTTCTCCATTGAATAATAATATTATGCCATCTTCTTCTATAGGCTGTGTAGTGTATTCTCCGGTTAGACTTAATAAGGTATGTAAAAATGTATAGCCATATTTAGTTACTAGCGATGTGGCATCCGGTCCGCGCCTTTCTAGCAGCTTATTTGCTTTATTAACTTCTTTATTTGTAAATAAAATACTACACATTTTCTAAATATTCATTAATTTCATTTTCAAATTGTGGAAACCTCTTAAATCTTACTTGCACCGCTTCATCCATTGGTATATTTTCAGAATCTCCTCCACCCTTAAAATGTAATATACAAGAATTAGAATTGAATTTATCTTTTACATACAGCCCTACTATATCATGGCTAGCCGCATAAAAATCATATTTTTCTGATGCTGATCGTATAATTTCATTTAATGCTGGTGTTTCTTTAGTCCGGAATCCTTTGATATTGTCTATACATAATATCCAATCATTAATAAAATTCAAAGATTGTTCTATATTCACAAAACCTACAAAAGAAGCTATGTATGGCATGCCGCCCCAAATTTCAGACCTATCACATAAGACAATACCATCATGTTTATCTGCAGTAATTATACTAGAAATATCTTGTACAAACATACAGTCAATATCTATCATACAAGCTGGTATACTTTTATTAGATATATATTCTTTTGCAAAGTTAGTTTTAAGTAATACATTTTCTTGCCAGCCATCATCCCATGCTTTGCTAGACGAGACTTCTGCTCCATTAATAAATTTAATTTTTGGATGAAGATTAGTTAAATAACTAATATCGGCAGAATCCATTCCTGTTTCTAAAATACATATCTCATGTACATTGTCTAAGTTTAAATGCTTTATTGCACTTTGAATGAAGACATATGCAAATTTAGTATATTGTTTATTTGCTACTGAAAGTATTGAATATTTTTTCATTGATGGACTACATTGTTTAAGTTACTAAATATATCATAATAGTGTTTACAAAAATTTTCGTATGTGTATTGTTGTACGTACCGTTGTCGTATGTTATATGTAAGTTTTTGATTTAGTTCATGGAAATTATCAAATATATAATTTATTTTTTCTTCTAAGTCGTCCCATATTACACTACAACCAATATACGTTTCTCCCTCTACATACATATCAGGCGATGTTTCGATTATTGACTGATCTGGTTTTAATAAAATAGTGCCACACAACATAGATTCAAAATCTCTAAAACATAATTCTCCCATTCCAAATGGAGATATACAAATTTTTGATTGACGTAATTTTTCTATATAAGTCGTGAAATCTAATTTCTTTGAAATGATATTGTATTCACCTTTCATAGGTTTTAATTTATCCCATAACTCAGTACGGTGTTTTGTATATGGAATATCATTCCTTACTTTATGATCATAACATTCAGGATGGCCTCCTTGAAATATAGCACAAATATCAATATTCTTATTTTGTTCTATAGGTGGCATTTTATTAATCTCCGGTTCTATGCCAGTCCCAAAAATAGTACGGCCACAATTGATATTTGATAGTTTTATTTTGTTCCAATTCTCTTCTGAGATATCATAATGTAAATTGAGTTCGCTATCAATTCCAAACCACCACTTGTTAAATGCAGTAGAATGTAGGTAATTATGTCTTTCTTTAAATTTTTGATTTTTAAATAAGTATATAGCATTACTTTGATCAAATACTTCATATGCTCCCATTAATGAAGTAGAATCAGAACCATCGAATAAAAAATAATCACCGGTTATTTTCGAAAGATTTTCTAACCCATATTCTATACTGTCATTTAATGATTGTTTTTTATCGATAAAATCATGCATTCCAACAAATAAAAAATCATAGTCATCAGAATCTGTTATATCTATGCTATAATCTCGCAATAAATGTGCTAATTGTAAAAATGGACGGAATGTAATTTCATTTCTTCCAATAGTCGGGTTTTGTATTTTTATTTTGATCATTATATAGTATCATAAAATTTGTTCTGAGATTCTTGACGTTCTATACTTTTTGGATGATGTAAACAATATTCTGGATTACTAGGCATACTTCCGAATTTTTTATATCCAGTAAGTCGTTCATGAACTTCGCCCTTCCATTTTATTTTTGAACTATTTTTATATAACCTCAATTGAGGATCAGGAAAATTAATCCAGCCCCGTTCATCGACATTCCAATTCCATTTTTGAATATGTTCTTCAGTAATGCCCTTCACTGTATTAATACGAGATACCCAATATGCTTCTACATCTGGATTTTGGTTTATTACCCATGGTATAGCACCTATTAAATATTCGTCTGGGTATTCATCTGCATCTAACTGAAATATCCAATCTCCTGTACATTTGCTATTTAGGAAATTCTTATGTGTTGCAAAATCTTTATTAAGTGAATGATAATATCTATGTAAATTTTGATCGATACATTCTTCTGCAACTAGTTCTATATAATCTCGTACTTCTTGAGTACTATTATCTTCATCTACTAATATAACAATCTCATCTTCATCACGTCGCCATTTTAATAAATATTTAATCAAATTTTGTATTTCTTTTATTTCCGTACAAACCGGAATGGCATAACTTATTTTCATTGTGCATAAATTTTAGCCATCATTTCATAGTAACAGTCAAGTGCCTCTCCAAATCGAGATCTGTCGAATTGTGTTGCATTTTCTGTATCTAGTCGTGATGTGTAATATTCTCCAAGTTTTCCTGGTACTGGAAATTTCTTTCTTTCATCGCCTATCAATTCTACTGTCTTAGCAACTTCCCATCTAAAATCAGATTCTTTATTTCCGGAACAATATAACATTCCAACTCCCGGGACATTAAGAAAGGCTGGATACCATATTAGTCCACGTTCTTCATCAGTATATTTTACGTCTTTCATAAGTTGTGGCAAAGTAGCTTCATAATCTGATACATGTTTTGAATCAATAACTAATTTGTCTGATGTTGTAAATCCAGATTCCATACACATATATGATGTAGTATTTGTGGATTCGTCTGCTTCAACTATAACACATTCATTTTTAGTTATAGGAGATATTTCATCATAATCTAATTTCATACTTCAACCTTTTTAAGTTTTGGCAATTTTACCTTATTTGGTTCTTTATTTCCTAGTTTTTTAAGTTTTGGCAATTTTAATGAAACTTGTTGTGGTACATTTTCTAGGCCTTTATCAACATGCGTACAAAACAGTTCTGCCATCTTATCTAAATTAAATTCCTTTTTACTAAATGTTGCTTGTTTTCTAGCACTAGGAATCTTATTTTTGTAATTTTCTGTAACTTCTTTAAGGACTGCAGATGCATATTGATAATTGACGGTAAACCATTTAGCTTCTTTTAATAAAAATTTATCTGCTGCTGAAGGATGTACATTTGTTAATTGTCCTGGTAACATTATAGAATGTTGTAAGAAATCTTTATGTCCGGACCAATCACTAGCTATAACTGGCTTCCCTGTTAAAGAAAATTCTAATAATGGTCTACCAAAGCCTTCGCCTTTTGTAAAAGAAATCATTGATTTTATTTTAGGGTGGTTGTATAAAGAATTCATCTCTTGATCTGTTAAATCTCCATGTAATAAATAAACATTCGGCGCTTTGATACCATATGGCTCTAATATTTGTTGAATTCTAGATGTAATTTGTTCACGGTCCATTATTGAAAAAGTCGCACTACTAGTTTTTAATATTAACGCCGGTCGGTTGTGTTTAGCTTTATTTTTAAATGTTTCAGCAAATGTCTTTATTAACATTCCTATATCTTTTCTATCTTGACCAATATCTCCTTTTAGCCAATGTCCTACAAATAAATAACAAAATTGGTCTTTAATTGTTGACATAGTCTCTGTAATAGATTCATGGATATCTGTTGGTGATATTTTTTTGTATACATTTAAATCTGCACCTTCAAACAAAACATCTATAGCTGTTGTTAATTTTAATTCGCCAGTTTTTTGCTTAGTTTCTTTATCCATAGTATCATACTGACAATTCATAAATCCTTCTTTAGAATGTTCAGACGTAGTTAATATTAAATTCATTCTATTACATCCTTCTAAAAACTCTGGCGATACAGTATCTGTCTCTATGCCGGCTGTAATGCCTATATTATATTGTCCCATTGGTTGGAATTCATTAGGCACACTAATTTGAATGAATACGTCTGGCTTTTTTCTTATATTTTCTCTTGCAATACGTTTTATTATTTCTAAATGTTCCGGATTTTCTGGCTTTAATGCGTCAGAAGGACATGATCCCCATGGTAATGAGACTATTAAAATATCATATTTGTCTGCTTTAATCAGACTGGTAATTAAATCTCTAGTATGATTTCCATATCCAGATCTAGTTGCGACTGGTCCTTGTACTACTATAAATGGCTTCATAATACTCCTGGGTTTTCAATTTTTAACTTTGGTTCTATTTTATACATTGTAAATTTTTCGCGTGGTGTCCATTTTTCAAAACACTCTTCGATACATTCACTCATTCTTTCACTCATTCTTCTAGCTGACATATTCGACTCTGTTCCACAAACCCATTCATGTCCGGCAGCTCCACAAATGTCCCTTTCTTCTTTTGACATTTTATACCAATATTCAATTGCAGCTGCAACATCTTTAAAATTTGCTCTATCATCAAATATATAAGGCGTCTGTGGTGAACCTTGTAATGACCTATTACTCGGAAATACTGGCTTTGACCACTTGCCGGCTATTTGATACGTGCCGTCATGATTAGTCGGGAAATGAGTATCAAAGTCAATCCATGATCCATCTCCATGATCAAATCGACATCCGTCTTGCAATCCGCCTGTAACATTATTAATAATGGGGGTGCCGGCATGTAATGATTCACACCAAGAAATGCCAAATCCTTCATTAGATGCAATATTAATAGTTACATCAGACATATTATAATAAAAATTTAATGTTTTTTGGTCGACAGCATTTGTACTAAAAACTATATTATAATCTGGACAAACAGCATTTTTAACAGCATATAAATCAGTTCCATTCGGGTCAACACCTTGAGTGTGCATTACTAAAACACATTTATCTGCTTCTTCTTTTGATAATGTTTTACAGAATTCATTAAATGCCAATATTACATCACCTGGCTGTTTCCTTCTGATATTTCTATTATTCCAAAATATCACAAATTCAAATTTATCTCGTAAAAATCTAGATCTAAATGCTGTAAATTCTTCATATTCTTTATGCAATGAATTTATAGGATAAAACTTTTTTTCATTAACTCCATGCGGAACATATTGTACTGCCCAATCAGGTTTAGGATATTTACGAATGACATTTTTTACAATGTTTTGTGTTTGTCTGGATATATTCATTATTAAATCGCAGGATTCATAAAACGGCTCATTCCAGAATGGATATGGTAAATCATCCCAAATATTATAATACATGATTGGCACGTATTGTCTAAGACTATGCTCAATATTATATAACCAACCCCAAAATCTAGGATCTGTAAAATGCAGTATTGCATCCGGGGCTTCCATATTCATCACTTGTTGTAAGAGTTGAGGATTGCCATAGCCATTACATGCATATACCTTTACATACGCATCATCAATGCCGGCTTCTTTATTCACATCATTACATAAATCAAATACCTTTCCTTCATCTGGATGTTTGATTGCTGCTCCGATTTGCACCCAATCATATTTATGAGCTGTGCCTATAACAAATTCTTTTGCCATTGTTGCAATGCCAGAATGCATTCGCATATCATCACATAATAATAATATTTTTTTCTTTTTTGGTCTATTAGGATTGATTTTTTTGAGTTTTGGTAACTGTATTTCTTGCATATTTCCTTTATAACTATTTTATTATAAATATAGGTTTACGTTAAGATAACCACCTTTTTGTTTAATTTAATCGCCTTATTCATTGCACTTTCTGTACCGGATGCTGAGGAATTATTTGGTATTAAAGCTACCATCATATCACATTCTTTTGCTATCAACATATTTCTATGATGAAACTGGGATACATGATATGGCTTACCATAATATCCTTCTGACATTCCACTATACAAATTCTTTGGCGTATGTGCTGGATTATATTCTTTATAATTAATATCAAATTCTATTGCATATTTTTTAGCATATTTATCTGCTCCAAATTTGCAGCCTCCGGAGATAACTATCAACTCATCTCCAAATTTACGTCTAAGTTCTGTCATTAAATTTTTTATTTTTCTGACATTTTCATATTCGCGACTACCTATTATTGCAACTTTCATTCTTTTATTCTATTTGCTAATGGACATAAATCTTCTTGGTCAACAAATTCACAATATTTACAGTTTCGTTTATTCTTACCCGCTACCGCTGGATACGTCTTATCTGTAATATAATCTCCCGTCGAAGTAAAACATGTTTCAACCCAATTATCAATTGATCGGAGCAACGCATTTCTAGTTGGCTTACCGCTCGCCGGTATCACTTCTTGTACACGTCTTTGAGGAAACATTGCGCCTTCAATTAATTTACGTTTAACAATCAGGAATTTAATTTTAATCTTATCAACATTCCAACCATATTGTTTAGCATAATATTCTTTATAAAGAACTAATTGAGATAATTTTAACTTATCGGCCTTTTGATATTTATTCCATCCCATTGTACTAGTTTTGATATCAATAATCGTTATCTCATCAGTACGTTTATCTCTTATAACTACATCTAAATATCCTAACATTAATACATTAGGATTTTTTTCTGAAACTGGATGATATACTCTAACTTCTATACCTATCAATTCTTCATGTTTTGCCGAAAAGTATTTGCCTCTATGTCGTTTGATATATTGTAATATTGTAACACCATCTTGGAAAAATTCTGTTAGTTCAAACTTCGTGGAGAAGTGTTCATCCATTTTTGTAACAGCTTCTTTATATAAAGTCTGCATTCTAGATAATAACATTGCTTCGATATCAATCTCATCTGCTTTTTTAGCCGTTTCCGTATACATTATTGTTAGATAATGTTGCAATGTTTCATGGAATGCTGTACCAAATAATGTATGGATACTTTGTTTGAATGTTCTTAATCCTTTAACATATGCTAATTCCCAATGTCTGGGGCATTGTTCGTACATTGAGTACTGAGAATAAGATATTTTTCTCTCGCCGGTCTTCGGCTCTCTATCATTAAATTTTATAACACTATGCATACTTAAATATAAGGATTTTTTCTCGTAATTCCTAATTATTTCACTATTTTGTTAGGTTGTTTATAGATCTTTCTAAATACCATTTAGCCTTTTCTAGGTCTTGTAATTTAGTATTTTTATCCTTCTTGCCGGCGCGTGATACATATTTCACTACATTACCAAGATTAAAGTCTAGTTCCCATGCCTCTATTACCTTTATAACTTCATATAAACTATCTTTTCCTCCGTAATGATCAGGGTGATATACTTGTTCTGTTTCGGTGAACTCAACTTTTGTTTTACTATCTCTAATTATTTTAGCCATTGTTTTACTTCTTTATCTGTTTTACCATATTTTTTTAATAAATCTTCTAATTCATTTATATGGCCTTGTTTCCAATAATCAATATATGATGTAGCTTCTCTTCTAGATATTTGTATATGATTTGCGACAAATGTTATTAAATCTTTATTATATTTATCTGCCTTTTTGCCTTTAATATATTTAGTATACATTTTTTGTTTTGGCAAAATATCATAATATAGCTGATAAACTTGTTTTTTATTTAATGGTCCAATTGTATATTGTTGGAACATATCAACAATCTCTATTAAATCCGGATTCATAGACAACCAACGATTAATCAAATATGGACTAAATGTTTTTTGATCTGCTTCTGATAATTTACTCCATAGAGTTTTCTTATAAGTTATATTTGCTAAATGATCAAATATTGTAGCCGGCTTTTTCATATTATTAATATAATAAATTTTTTTCGTAAATCATAATTTTATAGACCCTGTATGTTCATCATAATTAGGAGTCCATGGATCTGACCCACTGATGGAACCTGTAAAGCTTCCTGTAACACTTCCTGTAACACTTCCAGTTATAGAACCGGTCATGTGTAATGCTGGAAGTAAAGGGATTTTCTCACATGCAACTAACATTGTGGTTAAAAATGCAGTTCCAAATGACCCAGCGATTGTTTTAATAAAAAATCTTCTATCCATTTACATTGTTTGTTGTTTCGGTTCTTCTTTTGGTATCTCAGTTATAACACATTCTGTTGTTAACATCGTGCCGGCAACTGACGATGCCTTCTCTAATGCTATCCTTGTCACCTTTACCGGATCAACAATTCCGGCATCAACCATATCTTCTAATACTGTCTCTGTTCTTACATCATAACCAGACTTTGTTCCATCTCCGGTAGTTACTATCTCATTCCAAATAACATCAGGGTTGAGTCCAGCATTTTCCATAATCGCGTTGAATGGAGCTTTACAAGCCTTAACCACAATATCTCTACCCAATATTTGATCTTCATTTTCATATATAGCATCCTCAAAATGTTGATATCCTCTTAACACTGTTCCACCACCAGCAATGATACCTTCTTCTACTGCAGCTTTTGTAGCATTTAATGCATCATCTAATCTATCTTTCTTTTCTTTCATTTCAATTTCAGAGCCAGCTCCTATTTTAATAACCGCAACTCCTCCAGATAATTTAGCCAATCTTTCATGAAGTTTTTCTTTTTCATAATCTGATGTTACATTTTCAATTTCGGTTTTTAGTAATTCAATCCTTTCTGTAACCACTGATGATTCTCCGGAGCCATTAACAATAGTAGTAGACCCCTTTTTACATATAATCTTTTCTGCAGATCCTAGATAATCAACTGTTAATTCATCTAATGTCATACCTAACTTTTCTGTGAATACTGTTGCTCCAGTTAATACGGCTATATCTTCTAATATTTCAGTACGTCTATCTCCAAATCCTGGTGCCTTTACTGCTACTACTTTCAGAGACCCCCTTACTTTATTCACAACCAATGTTGATAAAGCCTCGCCTTCTATATCCTCTGCTATAATCACAATAGGCGTTCCTTGTTGCATAGATTGTTCTAATATAGGTAAAATATCTTTAGTTGCTGATATTTTTTTATCACATAATAAGATTAATGGTTTTTCTAGTTCAGCCTCCATTTTATCATTAGTAACAAAATATGGAGACAAATACCCTCTATCAAATTCCATTCCTTCTACTACTTCTAATAATGTATCTGCAGTATTTCCTTCTTCAACTGTAATTACACCATTAGTTCCAACGGCATCCATGGCTTGTGCAATCATCTGTCCAATACTATCATCATTATTAGCAGAAATTGTTCCTACTTGAGCTATTTCATCATTACCAGATACTGGTCTTGATTCATCTTCTAGATAAGATATTATATGTTTAACTGTTTTGTCGATTCCTCTTTTCAATTCAACAGGATTTGCACCATTAGCAATTTTTTTGAATCCTTCTTTAAGAATCGCATGTGCTAACACTGTTGATGTTGTAGTGCCGTCCCCGGCATGGTCGTTTGTCTTTGATGCAGCTTCTTTTACCATTTGGGCACCAGCGTCTTGTAACGGATCTTCTAACTCGACCTCTTTTGCTACTGTAACTCCGTCTTTTGTTATAACCGGTGGTCCAAATTTCTTATCTAATACAACTGTTCTGCCTTTTGGACCTAACGTTGCTTTTACTGCGTTTGCTAACTGTTCTACACCTGACATAAGTTCTTGTCGAGCGTCTTCTCCGAATAATAATTTTTTTGCCATAACTTATTTTTTTGGTTTTTCTTGTATTGGTTGAAAATCTGCATTAATATGTCCACAATCATCACATCTGAAAGTTGGTACAGGGATAATTTGTTCTTTACCAGTTGGTGAATAAAGTGCTGAAATTCTTTTAAATGCACTTACTTGTCTAAAAAATTGGCTGCCACAATTTTCACAAACGATATCTTTCAAATCTTCCGGATTGAGGTTGACATTTGTTTTTGGTGCTGCGCCATTGTCTTCTATTTTTTTCATAACTTCCTTTATTTTAACTCATTCAATAATTTTACTATGGTTGACATAGCATGTAATTCTTTGTCTACTGCAAATGCATCTTGATACTGTGATTCTGCTAAAATTAAAATAACACTTGCAATATGTCCTTTAGCATAATTATCTATCTCATCAAATAAGTACTTGTACAATGCTATAAAATCTTGTACTTTACTATCTGCAATTAATTTCCTACAATCTCTAAACGCATCTTTTTTACTTGTACTATTTTTTAATATTTCTAATAGGTTAGTCATATAATTTGCTTGTACAAGACTTGTAGCATCAATGGTTAATTTAGAATCAACTACTTGTCGCTGACATGAGTTTAATACTCTTCTGATATCTGGATATCCTGCATTTATAATAGTTGCTATATCCTTATTATCATAAGAGACTTGTAGTTCTTGTAAGATATTTACTATACGTTTAGCAACCTCCATTTTGTTAGGTGGCATGATGCCAAATGTTTGACATCTACTCTGAATGGGGTCTATAATCTTTTCAACATAATTACATGTTAATATGAATCTAGTTGTTTTAGAAAATGTTTCCATTAAATTACGTAATGCTGCCTGGCCATTTGGGGTCATGTAATCGGCTTCATCTAATATAACAATCTTCCATTGTCTAAATCCAACTGTACTAGCAAAATTCTTTATTTTAGTTCGGACTGTTTCGATATTATTTTCATCTGATGCATTAACATACATTACATCAGCATCTACATTATTTGCAATTATCTTAGCTAATGTAGTTTTACCAGTTCCAGCCTGACCATAAAATAATAAATGAGGAACATCGCCTGAGCTAATATATAATTTAACTTTATCAATGATATGTTCATTGCCTACATATCCATCTAATGTACCGGGTCTAAATTTTTCAACCCATAATGTATTTTCCTGATTACCAAACATATTTTATTTACCTGTTGATCCGAATCCGCCATCTCCTCTATCTGTATCTGATAAAGAATCCATTTCACGTAATTGTATTTCCGGATATTCTATTATTATTAATTGTCCTATACGATCTCCTGTTTCAAATCTTTTTGTTGATGCAAAAAATGTATCTTTTTGAAATTTATATCTAAATATTACTTCTCCTCTATAACCAGAATCTACAACACCTACACAGTTAGCTAATCTTAAATCTGTTTTAGACACAGATGATCTAGGAAATAACAATCCTACATGATCTTTTGGTATTTCAAATGCCAATCCGGTGTAATATTCTATAAAGTTATGTTCTTTATTTATCATATAACCTATGCAAGAAATATCCAGCCCAGCGTCTCCATCTTTAGCATATGATGGTGTTATTGCATGTTCACTTAATTTTTTAAATTGTACTATCATGATGTTTGTAATTGCACTAAATAATATGTTGAATCAAAAGTTTTAGATGTAAAAGTTGCTCTTGCCAATCCGGCTGCAGATACTTCTAATTTTGCAGTTTCAGCATCTTTATTTGCTTGTAATATTTCTTTAAATAAATTTGATGAAAAACAAACAGTTGCCATTTCTTTATTAACAGTTGCATCTGCACTAAATGTAATTCTATTAGTGTTAATTGCCGAATAATTTACCATTATTTCTGTTCCAACTCCATTTGCTCTGATTGCGAAATTTTCAGATTCTGGTATTGCATTCTTAGCTTTAACAAATTTATTAACAAAATCTGTTGTTAAATCTATCGTAACATCCCAATCCGGTAATTGTTTTAAATCTGGGACTTGTCTTATAACAGATAGGTCAGCCAACATGAATTTCATGCGAACATCTTTATCTTTAATATCAACACTAACCGATTTATCATCGATTGTATTTACTTTAATATCTAAGCTATCTCCAACAGCCGTTAACATTTTAGTTAACTGGGGTGTTGCATATACTCCTAGATCATTGTCTCCAAAATTCAAATTATTTGAATTAATCTCGCCTATCACATTTTGATCATCTGTGATAAAACTAGTTTGCAAATTTCCATCTTTGCCTTTCCATTTAACCGATGTAGTAGCTCCTGCTAAATGATATCGGTTAACAAAATTTAATAAGTCGTTCTTTTTCATTATTTATGCCTTTTCAAAAAATTGATTAAAAATATCCTTGTTTATTGTTGATATACTCTGCCCGCCAAATTTCTGATAATATTGTTTATATTTTTCATAAACTACAATTGCTTTATCAGGGTCTTCAAACATTTCGTATATACTTTTTAATACTGCTGCCAAATTGGCCGGAACCATATATTGAGCAACATCTCTATGAGCAGCGACAATTTTGTTCACTTCTCTAATAGTATTTTGGAATACGTGTACATTATGTAACACCATTCTCGGTACAGCATCTTTATTATATTCATCTAACATACCCCATGTAAAATCTTTACATGCCGGGCAATCTAAACTACATGGCACCAATTGATCATGCTGCAGATCTGGTACTTTATCAGTTGATAATTTGATAATATTTCCGTCTTCATCTTTATTTCCTTTTGGCATATATACATCACTAAAAGATAATTTCTTAAAGTTATGAGAATGTAAATAAGTTCCATATACAGGATATTGTCCAGGCGAACTCGAATCTGTTGTTACAACTATTCTGTTTCCAAAATGTTTATTTAAGTTCTTCTGTATTGTCGATAAAATAAAGAAATCAGATATTTTTGAAATTCCTAATAAATGTAAATATTCTAATCTCTTATTTTCAAATTCTCTATTATTTAACATTAATGCTAATGCCCACATAAAATCAACTAACTTTTGTGGTCCTCCAATTGCCCAACCTTGGAATTCAAAATGTTTAAATCTATGATACCAATAATCATACTCTGATGGATTAGACCCCTGTAACATGTTTAAGAATTTTGTCTTTCCGGATTGATGTTTTTCAAACCAAGCAAAATTATCATAACTAATATCTGCACAATGATAAAATTGATTTTCATAAACTGTTTTGGGTGGAATATCTAGATTTGCTGCTACATCTGAATTTGCTTCTAACCAATGAAATATTTTTTCTCTTAAATCATCACTATACGTTAATGCACCTGTTGCAATTTGATATCCTCCGGAATCTCCAAATACTAATACATCATCACCTAAGCCCATTTGCTGTCTAATGTCCATTTTCTTATAATAATGTCCGGCTGTGACTAAGAAATATTTATGTCTATATTCTTCCGGATATTCATCTGTATAAAATCTGCATGGGTGGCCAGATGATAACTTATCATCTTTAATTAAAGAAGAAGCAAATCCACCAGCAGATAAAGATGGAAAATATATAAATTCTTTTTGTTTTTCGTTACTCATGGAACGCCTTTTCAAGTAAAACATCTAGTAATCCATTACATGAAAAATATTCATTATGTAATTTATCTACTAGTTCTGGTAATTTTGTCCTTATATGGTCATAATTGTTCATTGTATTTCGTATCAATGCAATTAATAAATCTTTTGATCTAATATAACTATCTTCATTTTCTGTAAACGCACTTGGATATTTAAATTCATCCAAATACATTTCTCTATAACTTAATCTATCTGGAACTAATGGAATTGCACCTGCCAAAGCTCCTTCGTAACATGATATACCCAACGTCTCTTGAAGGTTTGCAGAAAATACTATCTTTGACCTTTGTAGCAAACTATGATATTCTTTTTTAGACAAATTATGTTCTTGACATACTATAAACTTATATTCAGGTAGTTCCTTTTCTAAATCTTTGAATATTTCAACTTGCTTTTCTGGTGCTATCCTATGAGGAAATAATATGATATCTTCTTTAGGTCCTGTATTTGGAATCATATGATATAGGTATTCCATTGGCCATCCGGTTCTGAAACATTGAATGCCATCATAACCAAAATTTTCTCTAAACATTTTTAGATGGTCAAATGATGCAAACCAATTATAATCTATTGTTTGTGCTAATGATTTTTCAAACGTCTTAACCCATTCATCTTTTATCAATCTTCCTAAAAAGTCATTTGGGTCATAATTACCAGCATGCCAAAAACCATGTATTTTAATCGGTATTTGTAATAACTGGCTCATATACTTAAGTTGAATAATAGTAGGATTCCAGGCATCAGTATAAATAAAATGGTCTCCGGATTTCACTTCGCCATTACAAAATAGTCTACTAATTTTTTCCATTTGTGCACTTTTGTATATATTAGTGCCACCAAAATTTAAAAATGCCCCCGGAGTGGTTGCATCTGGAATGTCGGTCGGTCCTTCTATCACACGGACATTAAATTGGCCAAAGCTTTGTATACGTAACAATTCCGGAATATGATGTTTCCATTGTCCAGTATACCTACTTTCAACTGCTTCAAGGTCTATTACCCATATCGTATTAAGTTCTGTCATATTTGTAATCATCTGGTTTCACATGTTGCATATTTTGTATACTTGCACAATATAAAGAATAATCATCATATACAACTTTGATACTATCATTCTTTTTTAATAAACTAACTTCTTTTTGATTTATCATATACATTATATGACATTTAATTCTAATCATTGGCGGTATTAATTCTAATTGGCCGGGGGTTACTTCTATACTTACTACATGCCTACCTCTATCAACTAAATCATTTAGCCATTGCCAATCATTAATTGTAATCATTTGATTTGTTGCCGGAGAACAAATGTATATATGAGGTGCTTTATAAAGAATTTGTTGCAATTCATTAGGTTCTTCTAAATTTACATTTGCAACAAACAATGTTTCGACATCTGTTAATCTGCCTTCACATTCTTTTCCGAACCAATAATCTTTAAATCCTATCATCTTATTTATTTATATTTAATATAAGTAATTTTTTTCATGATTCCAAATTAAAATGCAAAAAACTTTCCTAAATTATTATTTTTTGGAATTAACCCCCATTTCATTGCACTATAAAAATCTCCTAATTTATTTGCAAATGCTGACTCAAATACCTTTTCATAATTAATATTTTTAGAAACAAATTCTTCCAATTGCCTCGGATCTTCAAACCCTTTCAATGCCATCGTATCCAATCCCATTGCATTAGGGCGTAAATAAGTCCATTTAATTTTTTCGCCATTAATTATTCCTTGAAATTTTTTGGTTAAGCCTAAATGACTTAACATATCATTATAATTTAATGCTGATTTGACATGTACTGGTGTACCTTTTATTCTAGGAGTAAATGGCTTGTCTCCTCTTCTTACATATTTTGTAACATGTTTTACACCTGTCGGAAACATTACATCTATTAATGGTAATGTCTTCATATGTTCTTTAAAATCTAATATCTTTTGATCTAATGTGCGTTTATCAATATCATTCAACATATCTTCTAATACCTCTGCCATAAACTTTCTGAATGATGGTGGAAAGGAAGATCTAACTACATCTAATCCTTTTACGTCTAATTTTGAAACAGTATGGCCTTCAATATTGATTATCCATTGAGCATATCTTTTCTTAGCAATCCATAAACCAGCTTTTGCAACATTTTCTTGTTTAATATCAAATCTATGTTTAGTAGTATTATGAAACCGTTCAGCATATATATCATATGCATTATTGATAAACTTTTGCATCTCATCAGCTATTTCAATAGTTTTATCAGCCATCCAACTTTCATCAGAAATATTATAATCTGGATATCTTTTTTTAATTAAAGGTAATGATGAGAAAAATGTTGAATCTGTATCAGTATAAATACAATAATCCTTTCTTTCTCCCAATTCTCTCGTGTAAAATTGGTTTCCGATATCTGCTGTGAATTTTATCAATTGCTGACCCGTACTAGTAATTGCTGTTGCATTATCTGGGTCAAAGAATCTAAAGCCGGGGTTGCCAAGAACTCCATAAAATGAATTTAGAAGAATTTTTGTAACTAATTGCATTCTATCATAATATTCTGCTTTAGCATTATTTCCTTCTTTTTCATATTTTTTACGTAAATTTTTATATTCAACACGTTCATTGAACCAATTATCTAAAATTGAAGGCAAGAATCCTTTAATTGTTTTATCATATACAACTCCATTTGCTGCAATAGAATAATCATTATCTTCTAGATACTTTCTTAAATCCTGACTAGTTTCCCAACCATTCCATTCATCTGTATAATGTGTACCGGTATTCTTAATATATTTATGGCCATCAAAATTACTTAATTTAGTTACTTTTGTTTCTGGTGAAACGTTAAGTGTCATAATGATACTAGGATACAATGATGTTAAATCAAGGTCATATACCCATTTATATCTACCGGGATTTGGTGCCTTTACATATGCTCCTAATAAATCTAAAGGTTCGTCAGAATTCCTATGTTTTCGACTAGGGGCAACTACGTCTAATCTATTCAAATAAGTTATAGCTGCTCCATCTAAATACCTCGTAGGAAATAAAAAATCTTCATATGGAACATGACCTTTATGACAAATACTACGTGCTAAGTCTATCAATCCCATTTTCTCATCTATCTCTACTACAAGATCAACATCATTCATGTTGTAATCGATATACTTTTCAATATCATCTCTTAACAAATCATTTAATGAACCATCATACTTAATTTTACCTTTACCTAATTCTTTTTGTGAAATTGCTTCCAATGAATAACTAGATTCTTGATTATATGTGTAATTTTTATATAATGCCATATAATCTAAACATGACACTCCAGAAATTCTATACCTATTTCTATGTTTCAACCAAATTACATCTTTAATCGGAGATAATGTTCTGGCTTTAGATTCTCCTAATACCTGGACCATCCGATTATAAAGATATGGAATATCAAAGAAATCAATATTCCATCCAGTTATAATAGTAGGTTGTATTTCATAATAAGTCATCAAAAATTTAGATAATAATGTATATTCATCTACACAACTTATTATTTGTACATTATTTTTAGTTGTAGATTGTACAACTCCAGCTTTATCTAAAATCCATACAAATCTTTGATCACCTAAATGATCTTTTATTGCGATAGATGTTATTTCGTGTTCTGCTGTTTCCGGAGTCGGAAATCCATCAGATATATCAACCTCTATATCTATTGTTAATACTTTATGTCCGGTACTTGCATCATCTGATTCTTTGTACATATCAATTAATGTACGCATTTCTGGGTTAATATCTGCTTCATATAATCCTCTTTCTTCACGATCGAAATTATATATCTTATCAACGCGTTGGCCATCTAATGCTACATGTTTTCCGTAAGAAGATTTTTTATAAGCATATGGCTTGTATTTTATTTTTAAATGGCCTTTTTCATCATCCCAGATATGAACTGTATTACTATTTTTGTGGTACGCTACTGCTTGATACATTAATTAATTTTATATACGTTTCTATAATTTCTTTTTAATGAATTATCATCTAATCCATATCCAACTATCCATTCTTCATCAATTTCAAAACAATAATGGTCAATTGGCATTTTGGCTTCTTTACGCTGTACCAGTGTAACGATATTTACTTCGGCTGGCATTTTATCATTTACATGTTGTAATATTTCAATCATCGTCTGTCCGGTGTCAATTATGTCCTCTACGATATAAACACGTTTACCTTTCAATTCCAGATCTAAATGTTTTGTAATCTTAACTCCACCAGAATTGTCTTTACCTTCATATGATTTTGCTCTAATAAAATCAATTTGAACATCAATTCCCATATCCTTAACCAAATCTGTAAAGAACATAAATGCTCCATTTAATACACAAATCATTACTGGTGGTAAGGAATTATCACTAGCTTTATGTTCTTCAGATAATCTATGTGCCATTGCTCTGACACGTCGTTCTATTTTATACTCAGGTATTAGTATTTCCATAACCTCTTACAAATTCATAAAATTCAGACCTAGTTGCATTGTCATGTTTAAATGCACCGGTTAACTTACTTGTTTTCATTGATGCACCGCCATGTTTAACGCCCCTACACTGTACACAATTATGAGTTGCATCAATCATAACTGCCACACCTTTATTATCATTAATAATAGTGCCAATGGCATTATGTACTGCTACTGTTAATTGTTCTTGTATTGCACCTCGCCTAGCAAAATGTTCTACTAGTCGATTTAATTTACTTAATCCAATAACTTTACTATCTTCACCCGGAATATATGCTACATGGACTTTACCCATAATAGTTTGGTGGTGATGTGAACACATTGAAGTTAATGGAATACCCCCCTCAAAAACCATACCATCATAACCATCACTAGGAAATGCAGTAATATTTGGAGCTCCATTATATCTACCAGCCCATAAATCATTTATATATGCTTTAGCTACTCGCCTAGGAGTATCATTCGAATTTGGATCATTTCTCCAATCACATTTAAGTGCATCTAAAAAATGGCCAAAATGTCTAGCAGCAAGAGTTATCATATCTTGCTTTTCATTTTCTGATAAAGGACCTCCTGGAGCTACTCCATTTGCAAATCCTTCTTTAACTAATTCAATACTTTTCTTTGTTGTCATATTTTAATATAAGAATTTTTTTTCAAAAAACCAAATAACTCACACACTATTTAATTATTTTTTAATTTTGTCCATCTTATCGTCTAGGACTCTATATAAATCAGCGACGTGTTCTGAAAATTTGTTAATAATTTTATCAGATCTACTATCAATATTACTCTCCAACTTTTGTTGTAATATATCAATTTCTCTAAATAATGTTGAATGCTCTTTTTCTGAGTCTGTACACATACATGTTAATTCTCTATGTACATCTCGTTCCAAATCAGCAATTTTACCCTGTAAATTTTTATATACCTGCGCGATCGCAATTGCAATCCCACAAATAAATAATGTGACTAAAACTGTAATTATTGTTTCCATAATTTTTCTCCTATTTTATGGTGTGAGCTATTTGGTTATAATCATTGCAAGTTCAGATTCATGAACTAACAAATAATTTTCTTCTTCTACTTTAACTTGTTTATTACTACCGGCTTGATTTTTATGTAACATAACTGTATCGCCTGGTTTTACTGTCATTGGAATTCTATCCCCAGTTTGAGTAAACAAACCATCCCCAGTTTCAATTACATCAGCACGTACATAATCTCCATCTGTGCCATTTGTTAATATAAGTCCAGATTTGGTCTTATTTTTCTTTTCGTGTTCTTTTAATAAAATTAAATCTCCGATTGGTTTCATTTTCATAATTATACTCCTCTTTCTGTGTTAAATGCTATTATATGATCTCTACCAGTCATATTGTATCCTTCTTCGGCACACATTTCAAACACAATAGGATACATTCGTATTAATTGTTTCCTTGTATCTCCTGCTGGCATTACAAATGTTTTATGTTTTGGAATACTCATCTTGACTCTAAAATCTTCTATTTCTTTTAAATTTGATACAGTACCATCCCACACCGGTTTATAATGATAATCTTTATGGTATGACAATGTTTTAAAAATTGCATCTGAATTCAATCTATACTTATTATGTTGTTTAATCATTCTTTCGTCTACCACCTTCCCACCCGGAGTAACTGCTCCTAGTTTTGGAATTGAGTTCGAAAACTTCGGTGAAAGAGATATTAAATCAATTGGATAATCAGTTTCTAAAAAATGAGATCCTTCAGTTTCAATTGTAACTATTATTCCTCTTTTTTTAGCAAAATATGTTATTTCATTTACTAATGCTGAGTGCATTGTTGGTGATCCTCCAGTTAGCATCATTTCTTTTATATGAGGATTTTCATCATATATTTTAATAATATCATTAAAGGTAAATGTGCCTTTTTCAGGATGAATAGAAGTATACCAACTATCACACCATCCACCTTCTCCAAAGTAGCATCGATGAGTACATCCTGTGGTTCTTACTGCTATTGTAGGTCTTCCAAATCTAGAACCTTCACTTTGAACACACCGATAAAGTTCTAGTACTGGGAGTGTTTTATTGTAATCTTTTATTCGTTTTAATACTCCAAATTTCCTACTTACTACCATATTTTTATCCATAATATATACTTGAGTTTTTATCGTTTTCAAAACATTCTACTTTAACAACCTTACATCTTCCAGCATCTGTTTTGGATAGAACTTCATTAAATTTGTCATAAACTATTTTAGCACAAGATTCAGCACCCATTTTTTCTAAAAAATGTACTTTGCATAGACCCATTTGTCCCATTTGTTCAAATATATCCCGATATGGGTCATTTGATTGAATTAATGTGGTATGGTCCCACATATGATTCATCCAATCTTTTAGTCCGTTGCCGATTGGCTTATCTTTAAACCCACCATAATCTACAATCCAATTCATATCATCTAAACCATCATTTTCATCATCTGGTGTATTAGATTCAAACCATACTTTAAATTTTAAAGCATAACCATGTAACAATTCACAGTGTGAGTGTGATGCCTTCCATTGACGTATTGCGACTGAATAGTTGTCAAATATTTTAGTTGATTGAAATTTACCCATTTTTTTCCTTTTTATGCATCATAAGTCCATGCCATGTAAAATTTCTTGCCATTTAATAAATGTGATGCTGTATTAGCATATGGATTTGAAAACTCTAACATAGTATCAACCATATCACCTAAATTACTAAATATTGTAAAGTTTTCTGCATATGGATAATATTCTTTAAATGATTTTCCGGAATGTTTAACCGATCGACTCAAGACGGTTTCATAAAACATTGTTCGTAAATATTCTTGATCGTGTTGTGGTAGACTTCTAAAGTCTATTGCCAAATCAACGTCTTTGAACTTGTAAGCTGCGCTTTTCATATGTAACTAATTTTAAATTTATACTTAAATATAAGGATAATATCTCACGATTCCAAATCTTTTTGAAACTTTTTTCCAATTTATATTGGCAACCCATAATATAATTTTTCGATCCAACACATTATACTATCTCACATGCTCCGCCAGCACATGCTAGCTCTCCTGATAAATCCGTTTCATCTTCTAATTCAACAATTTTAGTTAAATCAATATCTTTTAAATATGAAAATAAACGGTTATATTCTTCTTCAGAAATATCTTCAAAAGGTGCCTGTTCATATATTCCGCCTGAGAATGGTAATACTGCTAATCCATTATAATGTGTTTTATTTTCCCACATCCATTCTCCAGCTGCAACCCATTCATGATCTCTTAATGAAATTGTAGCCGAAACATTATGTGTATTAGATCCTCCTCTATGACCGGGTCTTATCCACTCTCGTGCTACTTTCTTAACACGTTCTAATAACTGAAATGGCGACTCTGTTCTCATAATAGCACCATCGGGAGCTTTTTGTGGTATTGAAATCACTGCAGTGTCATGCGGTCTATACACTTCATCTTCTATTAGTTCTGGATGTCTTTTTGCTAAATATTTATATATGGCTTCATTCTTACCAACTCTAATTCTTCTAATATAATAATCGTTATGCCATGCATGTATACCTGATGAAGTTCCTAATGTTATTGAAGTTGTTCCTGCAGGCTTAACGGTTGTACATCTTGCAGATTTATTTATTCCTAACAGTTCTGCAACACGCGTATTTTCTTCTTTGACTAATTTAGCTGCTTCTTTCATATCATATCCCAATACTGTTCCAGAACCTATACCAGTCATTGAAACTCCTATTAAAGCATCTTTTTCTGTTGTACGTTGCCATATTGGTCTTAAATAATGAAAATCTGTATATGATGCTTGTAATGTTCCTATAAATGCGGCGGCCTTAACTCTATTATTATAATCTTCTTGTGAATTGATATTTGAAACATTTACTTCACATAGGTTACAGAATTGATAAGGACGTAAAGCAATTTCACAACATGGATTAGTTCCCCAATCTTTATCATTAGAAAAATATACGCCAGGCTCTCCTGCTCTACTTATTTCAATTCTTTTCCATAAGTCCATAAAAAATTCTTTAGTAATTTTATGTCTCATCAAAACTGCAGAATTGTTTGCTCTACTCCTTTGTGGGTTTAGATCATATTGTTTGCCGGCTTTGCAACTTATCATATCATTATCATCTGCACTAAATAAACTTATTAATGCTGCTCTTCTTATTCCGCCGGCTAAGACTGCATCAGCAATATAACATACAATATCATGAACTTGGATAGTTGATAATTTTGCATCATCGTTCATTTCTGATAATATGCCTTCGATTTTTACCAAACATTCTTTTAATGGTTGAGGTCCAGGAGCCTTTCCTCCTGATGTAACTAATCTTGAACCTTTTGGTCTGATATCTGAATAATCAAATCTTAATTTAGACCCACCGGTGAAATATGTTTTCATTAATGCTTTAACCGCATCTGCCCACCCTTCGATAGAATCTGCAATTAAAAATCTTCTTGTTCTATTAGGATTAGGTTTTCTTATTTCTGGTAACTGATCGACATGGTGTTTCTGTACAGAATATCCAACACCAGTTCCTCCTAATAATAAAAACATTGTTTCTCCAAATGCTCTCCAATCATCAATTGGCAGATAAGCACAATTATAAACTCTATTAGGAGATATCTCAATAGGTTTTCCTCCAAATTGCAATGATCTCATTGATGGGAGTACTTTTTTATCATACACGTATTTATAAACTTGTTCTATATCCTTTTTTAATTTTGGATATTTTTTAATATGCATTTTCATATTTCTCGTAACTAATTCATCCCATGTTTCACGTCTGTTTAATTTTGGAACATATTTAGCATACTTCATATAAACTGTGATATCTGATAAAATTCTATTGGATATTTCCATTGACTTTCCTTTATTTTAATGTTTATAGACAAAAAAATTTGCAACGGTATGAGTTACAAATTCAATTAATTTTTATATAAATATATAACCCGGGGCATGCTCAACCTGGGTTTTGTTACTTTTTTTCATGCTTTTTACTCAAATTCATCATTACTAATTTCCTGGAATTTACGTGCTAACATCTTTCTCGTATACTCTTCCCCATTATCCATTTGTTTCTGTGCATCTTTTCCTTGCACTGATGTGTCTGCATAAATATGTATCTGTCCATTTGATGTGTTCATTTTACTTGGTAAAGTAATTCCATCTGGACCAAACCTATTTTTAATAACATGCCACCTTCCAGTACCTGCCAATTTATCAGCTACCTTTCTAGATAATGATAATACGAAATCAGCTACCATAACTTTTCCATATGATTCAGCAATTTTACTTGCATCAATAACATCTTCTTCTAATGCTGATCTGTTTGCTTGAGATGCTGTCCAAACCGGTATTTCATATTCGCCTGCCATGCCTCGCAAGTCTTCATAGATGCCTTCTAATTCATGACGTTTTTCTTGTCCATGGCCTCGTAATAAATCTGCATAATCAACTATAATAATGTCTGGTTTTTTACCTTGCATTATACATTTTTCTATATGACTACGTAATCCTATTACTGATACTGATTTAGTTGGATAATGTTTGATGATTAACTCACCGTCTATTTTTTCTAGATCTTCTTTTACTTGTGATTGATAATGTTTAAGATTTTGATTAGCAATACCTGTTACAACAGAATCATATCTCAATCCTACATATGCTTCATTAAGTTCTAATGTGTAATGTAATACAGTCATGCCCTTCTTTATTGCATGTGCACCGATATTGATCAATCCCCATGATTTTCCTATACCTGCAGGAGCTACAAATACTGCTAACTCTCCTTTACCTAAACCGCCATCTGTTAAGTCATTTAATACTTCCCATGGGGTTTCTTTTGTATCTCTAACTGAATCCGTATATCGTTCTTCTATACTAGTCATATAATCATGCCCAATATCTTTATCTCCGCCGGCCTTTAATGCACCATCAATTTTAGATTTTATTTCTTCATATCTTCCATTTTTTAATAAATCAACTGAAGATAAAATTGCCTTTTTAATTTCTTGGTTTTTACAAAAATCTAATGCTTGTTGTTTAATAAACTCTAAATCATCTGCTTCTGTAAATTTCCATGCGTCTTTTAGATATTGTACTATTTGAGTTTTTAATACTTCATGGTCAACTTCTTCTAATTTTACTTTCATTACTTCTAATGAAGGAGAAGCTTTGTAATCTAAATGGTACTGTAAGATTGTTTCAACAATCCAATTATTAGCATCACTTTCAAAATATGAAGGTAATATTATATCAGAAATTTGCTGTAAAAATGATTTATCAGTTAATAAAGCCGTTATGACTTTTATCTGGAAACTGTAGCCGTATGAACTTAATCTGTCTGTCATACTTAATTATATGAATTTTTTTTCGTAATTCAAAGAGATCTGTAAGCATTTAATGAATTAAATGATGAATTCATCCAACTATCTAAATCTTTTATGACAGTATACATTTTATCTGCCATAAACATTTTTTTAAAACTTAACACATCTAATTTGTTTATGTCGTCTCGAATTTTGTCTAAAATTAATAACTTAATATTTCCTGCAATGTCGACATTTTTTAATTGCATTAAGTCATAATTTAATCTGAGCGTATTGACATTGGATTGTATAGTCTCATGAACTTTATATTTTTTGTCGACATTATTAGCATATTCAATAATATCTTCAACTTCTATTTGTTTATGTTCTGTAATTATAGGAATTCTATTAATTAAAGTTTTTAATCCTATTCCGTTAATGCCGGGGATATTATCCGATTTATCTCCGGTGATTGCTCTATACAATAAATAATTTTGTGAGTCTATTCCAAACTCTTCACGTATGGTATCTGGTGTATACATTTTCTTTTTTACTGGACTCCATACTGATATCCTATTATTTACTAATTGTAAAAAATCTCTATCTGTTGATACAATTGTTGCTCGGTTTTCTTGTTTCGTAAATATTTCATTAGCTATATATGCTATAGCGTCATCAGCTTCTATATTATCAATAGCCAATGTAGTAATTGGTAAACATTGCAAATACTCAACCATCCGTCCAAATTGACGTTTCATACTCTCTTGTTCATCTTGTAATGATGCAAATTCTTTATATCTATTAAATGCAGTTTTGTTTGCTCTATTTGCTTTGTAATCTGGATATATTTGCCTTCTACGGACTGATCCTCCTTTGCCATCAAATACTATCACACACCGTGTAGGTTTATGTTGACGAATAACGGCGGCTATAGATCTTAAAAACCCTGTCACGCCGCCGATATGCATTCCATCATCATTCAAGGCAGGTACGGCTGAAAACACTCTAATGAATGTATTCAGACCGTCAATAATTAGTAGATGGCTATTCTTACTATTCCCCTTACCTTGTTCTCGATCCTGTTCTACTTCACGTAATATGTCTAGATATCGTGTCTTCATTAGCCTTCTTCACTAACAAATTCTTCATCTATCTCAACATCATCAATTCCAATATCCTCTCCAGGTTGATATTTAAGAATATATGCATCACAGATTAGTTGATATATTTCTTCTTTCAAGCCATCGACTTCTTGTAATTTCTTTTCAAAATCTTTTGATAAGAATTTAATTTCTGTCCCATCTGCTCTAGTAAAAGTATACCAGGCACCTGCTGTTGCAACAAGCTTAAATTGTTTCATAACATTGAGCCAACCTCCAAAATCATCGATACCACTTTCAAAGTAGATATCATAATCAATTGTCTTTAATGGCGGCCCCATTCTATTCTTAACCACTTGGCATCTAGTCTTAATTCCGATAGCTTGATCAACTCCGTCTTTTTTAACTTTGATTTGTCCAACTGATTTTAATCGTAACCTTACTGAAGAGTGAAATGGTATTGCCTTTCCACCTGATGTAGTATATGGATCTCCAAACGCTACTCCTAATCGAGTTCTTAATTGGTTTGTGAATATCAAACAAATTTTGTTACGGCCTAACATATTTGTTACTTTTCTCATTGCCTTTGATAAAATAATAGATTTTGATGTTGCATATCCATCTTTATCAAATTCTTTTGCCATTTCAATTTTTGTTGATGCTCCCATCACCGAATCAACTACGATCGTAACTAAACGATCTTTACTCGACTTTCTAATAGATTCAACTATGCTTTCAATTGCTTCGAAAATGTCTTCAATAGTATCGAGTGGAACATATAACATCTTTTGAAGATCAAGTCCAATTGCCTCTAAAAATTCTCTACTGACTGCATTCTCGGTATCAATATAAACTGCCATCCCTCCAGCTTTTTGTGTATTGGCTAGTGCATGTGCTGCTAATAAAGATTTACCTGAAGCTTCTAGTCCTGTAATTTCGGTTATCCTTCCTACAGGAAAACCTCCATTAGGTCTATTTGAAATTGCAAGATCTAACATAGATGAACCAGAGCCGACCCAACCTCGTACTTCTGTAGGAGCGTCTGTGTCTCTGTCTAAAAAATATGCAGCTTTAAATCCAGTATTTTTAAACTTCTTATTTAAATTATCTGCTAATTGAGTAGCCAGATCATCTGCTAGTTCACTTTTTGATTTTGCCATATTGTAACCTATTATTCGTTAAACAATGCATCAAATGCTGATGATACATCGTCTACTTTGCTAGCGCCTTGAGGTGCTGCATCTTCTTTTTTAGGCTCTTCTTTAGGTGCATCATTTGCTCCCTCATCATTGCCTTCTGGTTGTAACCAATTCTCTAAAGCCTTTTTCAAATCATCATAACTAGGTTCTTTAAATATGTCTCCTAAGTTAGGTTGATTTTGAGCTGCTGCCTCTGCTACATTTTTATCTGTAGTCAATGGCGTTACTTGTGGCTTAACACGAATTGCTGTTTTTGGATATTGTCCTGCACCTTCAGATGGTGTAAACTCTACTACAATATCTCTTCCGTTCATTGGATCTGATAAATCACCGTAATCCGGATCAGTTATAAAACCTAATAGCTCAGTGTAAACTGTCTTTCCGAATCCCCAGAATTTAACGCCTTCTGATTCTTTTCCTCTAACTAATACAGGAACATAAGTCCTTAATTTAGGTTCAAGTTTCTTCCCTAACTTCCATTCGTCTGAATTACCTGATGATTTTAGCTTTTCAGCGAATTCAACCACTGGATCTGCTTTTCCATAAGTAACTGGAGAAAGATAATTTTTCTTTCCTAAGTCATAGTGAAAATATAATTCTTGAAATGGATTGTCTCTATCATATTGATAAGGGACGATTCTGATTGTTTGTTTTCCTGGTTCAGGTTTCCATAAATTGTTTTGTCGATTTCCGACCGTTTGTAACTGATTAAGTTTACGTTTAATTGCTTCTAAGTCAATTGCCATTGTTTTTCCTTTTTTATTTGTTATTAATTATTTATAATATAAGTATAATTTTTCAAAGATCCTAATGATTTCTGAAAAAAGTTTTTATTTGTTATTTGTTAATTTGCTTCTAATTGTTACAATGTTATAAAGTCATCATATTATTCCTTTCATGAAAATTCATCAAACATGTCAATGATATTTTCGTCGGACATCATTGTTGATTGAAATTCTTTTTCGTCATCCCAATCCGGTCCTTCATAGTCACTACGGGCATTTAACTTAACTTTGCCTTCATGAGCTTTTCCATCAACATCCATATAAATAAATTCTATGTTGGTTCCATTCGAATATTTTTCTTCTGCAAATTCAATAGCCTGATCATAATGATTACTATCTAATTCTTCACCGTTAGGATAATTTATATATGAATTTCCATTATCTATACTTGTTACTAGAATGGTATTTGGTTTGGCTACCGCTTCTTTAATCAATCCTTTTGCTATTCCTGCTAACTTTATCATATTCATCTCTTTTTATAAAAATAAGGAAAAAATCTCGTAATTCCTAATTTTTTTCAAGCTTTTTTTAATAATCACTAAAATTCTCTATTGCAATTTCAACAGCGACATCATAATGTTCATCATTCAATTTATCTAATTGTTGATCATTTAATGGAGTTCCGTCCTCAAAATCAGCTGATTCAAAATAAGCATCTGTAGTTCCATCATCTGGTCCTTGTGATCTTTCTACTCCGCCAATAACAGCATTTTCGACATCAACCTTTTTTCCGGTGATGCGAATATTATATGCCTCTTTCAATAATTTCTTATCATTGGAGCCCATTCGTCCTTTAAATAATCTTTTGTATTGTTCTTGAAGATAGCCTTCATCTAGATCTATTTCGTAGCCTTCATCTTCTACAGCTGTTAATATCGCATCGAACATAGGATCATCATCTTCAATTGATTTGCCGTCGACGAAAATATAGGTCATTCCATCATCTGTTGTTAATTCCCATTCTAATTCTTCATCACCATAAGTACCAGATGCTGTTCTATTTCTACCATCAACCTCTCCATCAAAGACTGTAATTGGTGGGCCTGCTTTTTCTTTCGCTTTAAAAAGCGCATTTACATCTGCAAATGAGTCATCTTTTGATATCTCGTCATATAATGCTTGAGCTGCCTTCATTTGACTTGCAGGTCCTTTCGCTGCAGTTTTTGTCATAGCTACTAATGCTGCTGTAACGGGAGATTGAGGTGCATTTTTTTTGGCTATTTTTACAAGTTGCTTTATATCGCTGTTGATATAGGAATCTCCATCTAAAGCATTCTTAAAATCTTTAACCCCACCATAATTATGAATTCCGAATTCAGCTTCCCAAATTGTATATAATTTCCAGTTATTGTCCGACAAGTCTCCCGCTTTTTGCTCGAACTCAGCCGATGGCGCAAAAGCTTTTGGATCATACACTTTATATCGAGAGAAAGGTTTCAATGCTGCGGGGCCATGAAGCCTTTCACCATCTTTTTCATTTAATATCAAAACATCATTACTTCTGGCTTTACCAGTAAATAATCTTTTGTATTGCTCTTGCAAATTCATTACATTATATCCTTCATTTCACTTTTTTTAGGGACTTCCATAATAACAACTTCTCTGCTACCAGGTGCTGAAAACGCTCTAAAGAAGTGAGCTTGACGATGACTAGCATATCCTAAATATTCCATATCTTCTCTCCACTCTCCATCTCCTGGATCAAATACTGAATAGTCATTTCCTATCTTCATTACCATTGCTTCATTCAATGATTTGTTATATTTTTTAGCAACGTCTTTTACTGTAGGTAATGGTTGGCCAGGAACTCTTTCCCATGCCATTGCCTCTGATAATAATTTCTTATCATTAGAGCCTACTTTGCCTTTAAATAATCTTTTGTAATTTTCTTGTAAGTTCATTTTATTCCTTTTATCGGTACGGTGTTATAAGTCTATCTCCTTCATCAGTAATCTCAAGTAGTTCATCATGCAAATCATTTAATTGTGTTGCAATTTTTTCTAATACTGGTTTTGCGATATCTCCGCCTAAGTCATTATCGTTTAAATCATTATCAATAAATTTTATTATCTCATGAATATCATACAAAGAATCAGTAACTTTTTCATCTACTAAAAAAACAGATGGCTGACCTTCATCGTCGTCAAATCGATCGGATGAATTGTCTTCTTTCAATAATGTCTTATCATTAGAACTTACTTTACTTTTAAATAATTTCTTGTATTGTTCTTGCAAATTCATTTTAGTATTCCTTTAATATAATATAAATATACAGTTATAAGTCTATTCTTTTCATTAAGTCTAAGTTAATTCTACGTAATTGTTCTTCATTTGTTAACAATAACGTGTTCTGATATAAACTCCAATCAACCATAAATGATTTATCTAACATTCCATTGTTTGCATTTCTAATTACAACATTTAAAGCGTTCACTGAATATAATGTATTTGTTTCTTTTTTTCTATGTATTGAAATTGTATTTGGTGTCTTTGTATAATTCCGTGGTTCAATATTATATGTAATATATAAATCTTGTCTACTCTCTTCATCTGAAAACACAAACATTCGCTTTTCTGCTACTGTATATGATTTAATAATATAATCTACTATTAAATCTAAATCTTTTTTATGTGCAAATGTGCATAATAACTGTGTTTTCAAAATTTATTTCCTAACTTGCTTTTAATTGTACTGCCGTCATAGAATCTTGGCTAGTTGCTTTTGGTTTAGTATTAGGAGCACCTATATTAAATTTATCTTTAAATATTTCAGCTAACTCATCAATCGAATTATTTTTACGCATAATCAGATAATCTTTTTGATAATTTAATGACATAAAAACGTCCCATGGTTCAGTATCTGCATAATATTTAAACTCTAATGCTGCTAACCTTGGAAATAATTCTTTAACATTAAATGATCCATCTGAATTAATTCCTGGTTCTGCTATATCTTTTTTAATATCTCCTTTGTAATTTTTATAAAAAAGTTTAAGTGCATCAGAATATATATCGACAATTTGAGATCTTTTTAACAAGTTTTTCTTTACTAAGTCTTTTAAGTATTTATCAGCTAATGATTCTTTTCCAGATTTAAAGTATAATTGAATTGCATTATCAGATGATACATCTGGAAAACTATCTGGTAAATTATCACCATATGCTGTTTGTATTGCATCAAATATTGCCAATGCTATATCATACCCAGATCCATATCCAGATTGTCCTCTCATTCTAAATCCTGATGATTTTGATTGAGTTGCTTTCAATTCAATTTCTATTCCTTCAGCACCAACATCACCTTTAGTCGGGACATGGCCTCCTTTAAGAATAACACGTAATATATTTTCACCCGCGCCTACGTTCACACCTCCAATTGCCGGTCTATAATTATATAACCAATCAGCATATTCTTTTGTAAATCCTACTTTATCAATAAACGATTGCAAATTTCCAGAATCTCCTAACGAATCAAAATCTATACTTTGTGCGTTACCAGCAACCAAATCTTGCAATTGTTTATAACTATCCATTTCAACTGCTTTATCAAACATTGATTTTGAAGAATTAGCATCAAATCTACGTTGTTCTAAATTTTTAATTACACTAGTTTGAGAAACTGAACTATCTATTAATCTACTTATATATGCTATTAATTTATCTGGTAAAGGTGTCTGTTGAATTACTGCAATAAGATCATCTTTTGTATATCCTTCATTTAGTAACAAATCATATGAATCAATAGCCTCATCAACTTTAACTACTATCTCATCTTCTTCATCTTCAACTGGCTTTGCATCTAAAAATGCTTGATCGAGTTGATCTACTTCATTCAGTACAATGCCATGTTCATCCATCACTTCATCTAGTACTGCTAGTTCTTGTTTGGAATAAGGAGCATCGGCGTAACCATTAGGAAGTCTATAAAACCATTCCCGTACTATCTTTTCTATTTCCATAGTCATTTCTTTTTAATAAATATTAAATAGTTTTGGAAGTCATGTCTCTCATTGCATGATAATTTACGCCAGCTTTTATTTTGACCGGGTACTTACCGGATTCTGAAATTGTATCTTTTAATTCATAAATAAATTCTTTGCCATCTCTTAAATCATAATCAAACAGTAGTGAGTCATAGGTATATAATACCATCTTACTATTATATCGTTGTAGCAATGTATTAACATCATTTATTATATTCAAATTATGTTCTGTCTCTGCTGCTTGTAACTGATAATTGAATAATTTATTTGGGTTCATTTCATGTAAATGTTCTGCATACATTGGCCGTTTAAAGTATTCTGTCTTCACAAATCCATATCGTTTATATCCTTTCCATAAACTACTTACATAATTTTTTACTTCGCCAAAGAATGGTATCTTTGCAAAGTCTTTATCTATGCCACCATATAATAATCTAAATGTTATTTTTTTACTTTGTTCATATTGTTCTGCAGATAATTTATCTACACCAAAATATTGCTTACCAAAGTATTCATGTATTGAGCCTTCTGGTAAATCAAACTCTATCATATCTGCGATCAGCCGGACGTGGAACGCATCATAATCTAATTCTAATAACACGCCATGTTCAAATCTAGATATAAATGATTCTCTACATCCATTTTCTTTATTTAGAGCAGCATAATTAATACCACCAAACTTATTAGAAGGTCTTCCCGTTGAAGTATATAAATTATATTCGGTAAATACTTTACTGTTATGTATTCCGTTAGTTTGAAATTTTTCTGTATAAAGTTTTTTGTTAACATATAAACCATTTTGTTCTATAGAATAAAAATTATCAATTACATACGAATCGTACTTTTTAAATTCAGGCGTCATTTTAAATGTATCATATGATTTCATAAATTCTTTTCGCATACCTGTACAACGTTCGACATGTTTAGTTATAGGCAGCCAATCATTTGTATTTGTTTCATTATGCCACCACCGGTTCCATATATCATGTGCAGTGGTATTTGTTTCATTTAACGGCAACATTTTATGTGTTTGCCACCAAGACATGAGGTCTGCATCATAACATTTTCCAGAATAGAATTTACCAAAGCGTTTCTTGGCTAATACATATATATCGCATGGACTTATAAGTTCTTGTAAACGTTCTCTTTCCAGGCTTATACAATCAGTATGACGGAATGATACAATGTATTCTAAGTCGTCAGGAATATAGTATATATACAAAAAACTCAATTCGTTATGAGTATAATGGTGATAAACATCCGAATACATTGGTATCCAGAAACTATCTCCTTTTTGTAATAATTCCTTTACATTTTTAAATTCTAATTCATCTTCTACTATAACCATCATATAAATATAAGAAAAATATCTCGTAAATCAAAATTTATATTGGGGTAAGTTTGCCATGGACTTGGTTAATATGTTTAGCACCTTCCATAGCTCCTAAAATAGGATGTATGTGATATAGACCGATATAATTTACGCCGGAGTCTGTTTTATATTGACCGCCTGGAGTATATAAATTAGATGCTTCTGATTCAGGTTTTACTAACAAATATTCAGCAGGGTCATTAAAGTAATCTGTTATACCCGGAAATTTAGGTAATAAATCAATTATTGTTTTACGATTTTGATTGACAACAACTTCACGGGGGCCTTTTAATAACCATTTAAATCGTACACGATTATATATATCTGCATTTATTCCAGGTTGATTATTTTTATTAACATTTTTATATTGTTTTGAACTCACTTCCCATATCTTTTTTGGTTCATTCTTTTTTTGAATTACATATCTAAATACAAATCCTTGTTCATAATGAACCGGTTCTAATTGTAGAAAATAATATGTTGGAGGAAAAAATTTATTATATAACCTTCCGGTGAGTCTCAAAAAAGATAAATTATTAGGATGGTCCATTGTTGATACATATGGTATTAATGGCAAACTTCTTTTAGGATCATACTCTGGTAAGCTATATACTGCACCATTTTGGTAAACATGATATTCACCAATATAATTTTTTAATGTATCAAAATACATCCATTCCTTACCATAGGTGGTACGTACCTCATTCTCTCTTGGATCAACTGATAAAGGTCTATATAATGCCATATCTTATCCTTATAATAATCTAAAAACTGTATTTAATTGAGTAGTAAAATCATTATTCGTAACAGTATGATGTATTTCTGTTACACAAAAACATGCATCGCCGCCGCCCCATACTGTTCCAGATAATGAATCAATGTTTACTGCATGACCAAATTCAAATCCAACTACTCCATTAAGCGTAATTCCTAATTTTATAGGATAAGGAACAGTTTTTTCTCCTTTAGCTTGTTGAGTTGCTTGTCCGGCAACAGCATCTCTCATGAGATTTTTTAGTGAATCACATGCTTCTCCGGAGAACCCAGCGTTTGCTAAACTATGTATTGCATCTATTACCAATTGAGGATTGAATGAATTTCCTTCTTTACTCTCTTCCGCGGTTCCAACTTTTGCCGGGGATGGTCCGCCTCCGCCAGTCATTGCCATTACAGCAGCTGCCTGCGGTATATCACCTGTTACATTAATATCTCTCACTCCGCCGGCTGCTCCACCTCTAGTTGAAAATATAGCTGGTGTAGCTGCATCTGGTTTTTCATTTCTATTTACTATCAATAAATCTGGGTTTGGATTTTCTAAACTAGAATCTTGTGTTAATATAAGATCTATCCATCCTCCTGTTGCTTCTCTTACTGCTGCACATACAGATCCAAAAAATGATTCTACATCTAATGTTGCTATTTTTTTAGCACCGAGTAATTTCGTATTCATTTTTTCATCTTCACTTTTTACATTACGTGTATGGTCTCTTTCAATTCTTCTTAATAGATCATAAGACAATAAAATATTATGTGGAGTGCCTCCGGTCGTGAATGATCCGATATGACCAGCATCACATCTTAAGCCGGCCGGTTTTCCTAGCAAACTCCAAAACCATTCTGATATTGGTATTAATGGCTTATCCGGAGCATATTGGTCTAAATCAGATTGACCGGATTGTATTAAAACATTTGTAGGATCAGCTGAAAAGACTCTTTGGACGCCTCCTTGTCTAGTTATCTTTTCAGAGAATGTAGAATCTCCAATTGTCAATGATGCTTCCGGGTTTGATGCTTTAATAAATTTATTTGCTGTTTCTACTAGCCATCCTAATGTGAAATAACAAATTCTATCAAATGTAAAGAATCCAGTATTGCCTCCTGCCCCTCCGCCATAATTAGATGGAGCTTTTATAACACAATATCTCCCGGGACTACTTGATCCATCAGGCGGTGAAAATGTATATGTATCTAACTGGCCTAGGTCATCTTGTAATGTATACATCATATAATCTAATACTCCAGCTACAGCTGTTTCTTCATTATTGCCATCATAATCTGTAACAAATGTTTTTCCTGCTGCTAATCCGGAATTAGAAGCTAAACTTAACATGTTTAGCTTTTTTATCTCTTGTCCTGGACCCATTGCTTTTATAGTAACTTTCCAATTTTGTTGACTATCTAATGACCATGCATGTGCATATACTCTCATTGAATATGAGCCACCAGGAATAGAAACTGATAAGTCTGTTCCTACTTTTCCTAAGCCGCCAATTACTGATTTAAATTCATCTTGTTCAAAACATGTAATCGTTGCTTCACATGTACGTAATGAGCCAGCATCACCTTTTAAAGATACCTTTACTGAATCTAATGTGCCGGCTGGTCTACTTGAAAAACTATTATATGTAGCACTAGTTGATGCCGGTCCGATTCCGTATGAGCCGCCGCCGCCAGAAACAGTGGCATTGCCATTTTCTCGCAAACCATATGGATCTCCTGCCGGAGGTTGAATACCACAACTTTTTGTAAAATAACTCATTACTTATCCTGGTTTAAAAGTCTTAATCCATCATTTACATCTCCAGTATATGTAGGTATTCGTATTTGTAAGCCTTCTGGTATAACAAATGAACCAATACGTAAATCATTCGCAATTGCTATAATCCACCATTTAGTTACATCATCATAAAATTGTTTTGCTAATAAATCTAAACGGTCGCCTTCACGTGAAAAAATATACTGATCGTCTACATGTACTGGTGGTTTACAGAGACGACTAGTCTCCCATTTCCCAGATTTTTTTGGTGTAAATTGATATCTATCCATACATTGCTGCTCCTGCTTTAGGTGCTGATGAACCTAAATATTTAAATCCACATTGTACGTCTGTGTACATTGGTCTTCCTTTATAAGTTTGTTTTTGTCTCTTACCATTTTTATCCAAAATGCCATCTAATATCCACGGTGTTTCAGTATCCCATGAATAAGTTAATGAATCTATCAACATAGTAGTATTATATAAATTTCCAATTCTAACATGCACCCCTTGTCCGTAAGCACCGGAACTATATTTAGGTAATGTTTTATCTGCTAATGACTGTAATGAAGACCAAACCGGTTCATCTGATTTTTCTTGTGCTACTGTAAATCCAATATCTATACTACGTTCCCAACTCGTCATTAAATACCGCGGGTCAACTCTCCCAACATCCGGCTGACCACTAAATCCGGGAGAAAAGTTATCAGATAAGTCATTTATATATGCTTTAAATTTAATGCCGCCTATACTAAATCTTATTAATTCAGAATTTTCTAATTTGGAATTATATCCAGCATCATCATATTTTGCATCTGTTCTAAAATCAAATAAATTAGTAGTATTAGCTTTTCTACTTTTTGCTATTTTTTGAATTGAGCCATATGATAATGTTTTATATTTTGCTAAGTCCGGAGTCTGATCTTCTGGCTTTGCAGGATTGTCCACAAATCCTTTTGGATCTGAAACTCCGTCAAAATCTTTTAATTTTTGTATTGGTGGTTCTTCTTCAGAGAACGTTTTTCCGGAGGCATCGGCTCCTAGAAAATTAATATATTCTTTTGCATTATCTTTATCACTAATTCTAAAATCTGTAGGTGTATTTGTTTTAGATTTTCGAAACTCAGCTAATTTTCCTAATGTTTCATAATCACTAGTTTTATATTGTTTATCAGGAAAATCTGAGGTTTGTTGAGACTTGGCTGGGTTATCAAGTTCTGCTCTATCACTATCTCCTATACCATCGAATTTTTTCTTATCGTCCGTCCCGTCTTCAAATTTAAGTGGATTATCTTTAAGTTTTCTAGTAAGTAATTCTTCACGCGTCGAAGGGCCGGCGCCGGGTTCATCTTTTTTAAATACTTCGCCGCTTTTAAAATCTTTATTCTTACGAAAATCTAAAATTTTATTGTTCTCTTTTTTAGCTGCAGCTGCAGCAGAGAGTCCCTCATAATCTAATTGATCATTTGAATTAGCCTCTGTAACATTATCTTGTCCACTAATAGCTAAGTTTTGCGATAACTTATCAGAAAAGCCTGTACTACTTACGCGTGATGATAAAGAATCTTTTTTATACATTGGATCAGAATCACCATCAGATGTTCTTTCTGTAATAGAAGCTAATCGATTACCTTCTATATCTTCTGCGTAATATCTTTGTCCAAATGAATATTGTTTAGACCAAAAATCAAAAGCTGTTATAATAGATTGCCGGCCTTGAGAATCTCCAATTGCTATTTCTCCATTAGGTGTTGTTACTACTGCTCTCGTAATTGATGTATTCCCTATTCCTCCGACCGAGCCTGGTCCTGTTCTGCCAGATACTGTTGTTAGTTCTTCACCTTTTGCACCTTTTAATAATTCCCCGTCAAATTTACTATTATTAATAAAGAGTCTATATTGATTTACTAATCGATTATATGTTGTTGCAACATTTTCTCCATCAAATTTAGCTGCTAATGGTTTTCCATCGTCAGCCTTTCCATCTAATCGGTCTTGTAATATATCACCGTAATTACTTTTTGGAGATGGTAATAAAATATTACCGTCTTGATCTATGCCGGCGAATATATCTATTGGTAATAGTCCATGTTTTCTTACATGAGTTCCAGACACTCCACCTAAAATCTGTTCAATTAAATTAAACTGAGTCCATACTTTAGATGAATTGGCATTATAGATAGGTGATTGAGGCATTCCTTTTGCACCTTCTCTATTTGGATTCATCATATGTAATGATTGTTGCTTAGCTGCAAAATATAGTCCGGTGGGTCGACTTAACCATTTAGATATACGAGCAACATCTAATGAAGCTCTTTGTGTTGCAGTTATGATTCCTCCGCGCGGAATATCTTCTGGACTATTTACGATCCCAAATCTTTGAGGATCTGAATTATCATCTCTTTGTATACCTCTTAATATAAATGGTGGCTTTGCATATCCGAAGGGGTCATATACTTCATCACGTACTTTAAATTTATTATACATGTCATCTATAGGAGACTTTTTTGTATATGTATCTGCTAAGCCGGAATTTTTTGTTGAATTATAAATTTCATCATATCTTAAGTCTGGATTAAATCCTGTTCTGGGTAGATCAAACTTATGTACGTTGCCTGTTGGTCCAATTGGTAATAAAGATCCTTGTCCTAATTGAGTTAATCTAGTAGATGTGCCTCTAAAACTTTTTGTATTATCATCTATCAAAAATGCATTTTTACTTGTTTTGATAGGAAAGGAGGAATTAAATCCTTGGTCGTCGAACCCAAATGGTCTTACTGAAACACTTAAGTCATCATTATAAACAAAATCTGTAGAGGCTCTATCAGCGTTAGGTCCTTGACCAGGCTTCTTTTTCCCGTACCAGGATAAATCAGATTTTAAATCTATTAGTGCCATTATGAAGTATTCCCATTTTTATATGAATTATTTGCATTTACATTATCTGACACTCTGGAACCATCCAAATTAACTACTGGTGGTTGATTAACTTTTGCTAATATTTGATTAAGAACTGATACTACTTGGGACATATCCGATCCTCCGCCTGAACCTGGTACTTTAGATGCTGGTGTGATTGTTTCTCCAGCATGAACTTTTGCAATGCCTGTTGAACCAACTTCTCCTCCGGTTGCAAACCCTGGTACTTCCTCTTCTCCTCCGCCGAACATATTCATTGCCCCAGATATCAATTGGGGTCCGAATGCCATTGCCGCGCCGCCCATTATAGTACCCATGTTACCTTTTATCAAGCCACCTAATCCTTTAGCACCTTTTCCTAACCCTCCTAACATAGATTTGCCAATACCAGCACCTCCGCCTTTTTTAGTCATACCTTTTAATGAGCTAAGCATGCCTGTTGCTCCGCCTTTAAGTTTTTTCCATAACCCTTTAGCTTTACCCATTATTCCATTTTGTTTTTGTTTCTCTGCTGTTATCTTTTGTTCCGTTGCTAATTCTGCGTTTGAAGCTGTATTTATACTAAATAAACTTTTTAAGAAAGTTCCGGCTTTTGTTACAAGTCCTCCAAATCCACCTTTGCCGCCGATAAGTTTGGTCTTTATCCACATAATAGCCATATATGCAGCTATTCCTTTTAATAAATCTGAGATGAAACCTAGGTCGTTAAATATAAAATTAAATACTTTTCCTACCCATTTAAGAGGAGCAAATGCTATTGACAAGATTGGTCCTATTGCTGCAAATATGCTACTCAATGCTTCGGCTAATGGTAATAAAGCTGTTTGTAAAGAATCAATCATATCTTGGAATCCTTTTGCAGCCTTTTCAGTTGCTTGTTGTTTTGCTACTGCTTTCTTTAAATCTTCAGCACTCATTTCTTGTAATTGTTTAGCTGAAAGATTTAGTCCATTTGCTGCTGCTAGTTCCTCATCAGTCATTTTACCCATCTTCGCTTGTATGGCTAATGATTTTTGTAGTTCATCAACATCCATGCCTGTTGCTTCAGCTAATTTTTTCTTTTCTAGGACATTTAATTTATTAAAATCATGAATCGATCCTACTTCTCGTAAAACTTGTTCTGTTGCGCCAGCAATGTCTCCAGATAATGCTAATTCTCTAGCTTTATCTAAATTCATTTGTTTACCAGTTAATGCTTGAAATTCGGCTTGTGCAGTTAGACTACCTTCAATGTCTAATAACTTATCAGCTACTTTAGTCATGACACCTAACGAAACACCTAGCTTAGCTGCTTTGACTGCTGCTTTGCCTATCTCCTCAACATTGCCGCTCATATACCTCATAGCATCTTTAGAATGAGCTGATACATCTTTCATCACTGCGCCAACATTAACGCCTGCTTTAAGAGCATTTGCTGCTAATTCATCTTGTGCATCTGCTGCCTCTTGACCTGTTGCGCCAAGTTCCATAAAGTTTTGTTGTATGGCCGCGGCTTGTTCTGCACCATATCCCCATGCCTTACCTGATTCAGCAACTTGAGCAGCTACCCCTGTTTGTAACCTACCCATGTTACCCATGCCGGCTATCATCTCTTGTTGAACAGTTAATATATCTTCACTTGTTGCTAATTGATTTTTTAAAGGATTGCCAACAAAGTGTTTGGTTTCTTTATATAATTGTCTGGATGCTGCTAAATTCATACCAGTCTTTTCTGATATTTCTCTAGACTTCTTATCTACTTTATTTAACATTGCAAATAAAGCTGCTCCTGCTGCTACAACTAATAATAATGGATTGAGCATAACTACTTTATTAAATGCTGACATTCCGGCTTTCATGGCACCTATTTTTGTACCGCCTTGTGCTATATGAGAAGTCATTGCTTCGAAGCCGACATTCACTCCTTTTTTTAATTTATCTGCTGCGTTATCTAATCCTAATGCTTTTGCAAGGAAATTTCCACCTGGTATTTTATCAAAGATTCCTTGAATGTTGCCGGCTAGTTTGTTAGCTGACTCTCCAGCTATATCTGCATAGCCTTGCATTTTCTGGACTTCATCTCCCGCCTTCTCATGAATATCGAGAATACTTTGGTGATGGCCTATAGTCTTGATCAATGCCTGTTTGGTATCTATTAAAGCATCTCTTTGTGCATCAGTTAATGATTTATTTTTCATAGATGCTATAACATCAGCTAGTTTTGCTTTATGAGAATCTACATAGTTTTTAGCTGTATCCTTCGTGACAGAATATATTCCTAATTCATTATTTTCTATTGCTTTAGTCGTTTTTAGTAATTCTTTAGCTAGATCATTTCTTTCTGATTCTACTTCTTTAACTCGTTCTGTGGCCTTTTGTTGTGCACGTATCTCAAAAGATTTCTTCTGGGATAAATCCATTTCTTCTCTCAGCGTGGTTTTACCTTTGATCCGATAATCTAATATCATTTTTTCAAGTCTAATCTCTTCATCCAGTGTGAGATTATACTCTTTTTTGATTTTGAGATATTCCTTTTCTATATCTATTTTCTTATTCGCCATAGACTGCTAATTATTTTTTAGACTTTTTTCGATTTGCTCTATAGAGAGCCTTTTCTTCAGCTGCAGCTCTTTTAATCTCATCTTCAATGTTTTCAGCATTTCTATAGAAATCAGCTAACAATGATTTTAATTCTGGATTTTCATCTAGAGTCTTTGCTGCTTTTTTGAGTTGTTTTTTGAACTTGCCACGAAATAATAAGTTTAAAACGCTAGAACCTAGACCTTCATTGATCCGGTTGATTTGAGCTAATTGTTTTTTCTCGAATTTGTTCAGTGCCATGATAGTAGATCCTTTTTAATAAATATGGAACATCATCTGAATTTAGGGGGACGTGCACGGCTGGATTTGGAATCAGCTTGTCTATTAGCTTTCTTTTGTGCTTTATTTTTGTCGTCGTAATATTTGTTGATTTTGTTTATATAGTATACACGTAAATATACAGGCATATCTAATACATCTTCGTAAGAAAATCCTTTACCATGGAAGACTAAGTCGAACACCTGATCGTATATGCTTACTCTATACTTTGGAGTCAGGCCAAAAAAAGTCCAATCCGATCGTAACGTTGCAACGAAAGGGCTCTCCGTCCTCCTCGTCGATACAATCGATCTCCAAATCTACATCCGGTGTAACCTCAGTTAACCGTTTTCTTATTGCACGAGCATCTATTGCAAATAATTCATTATCTACAAAATGACGAATTGATTTTGATTCTGAGTCGCCATCTATGGAAGTTATAACATGTTTTAATAAAGTTGTCATTGATGCGTCTCTTTTAAGTTTTACCAAACCTTTTAGTTCAGCATCTATTTTCTTTTGAGCTCCATGTGTAAGTAATCGTATAGTTACTTGTCTTTTGGAAGCTGGAAGATCGACTATGAAGGAGCCATCAGATGATTTAAGTTCATCAAAGTCAACTGCCTTTTCGCCTAAGCTCGTTAAATCAACTGTTATCTTTTGAGCATTTCCATTTGGTGTCTGAACTTCTAGTTCATATTCTTTACCATATCCTAATACTCTAGCTGCGATCATGATTGCGTTTTTATCGCCTAATAATAGCTCATTATAATTAATATCAGAAATGATTAAAGCTTTAAATAATTTATCTAACACAACTCCTTGTTTAATATATGATTGGTTAGTGAGAATATCTTCTTCACGTGCAGTCATATATTTCATTTCAATTGTGCCTTTAGACAATGAACTTTCTTTTGTATATAAAACACCTTTACTAGGAAGTTCAATTATTTCTGTTGGAAATTTAGTCGACTTAGTTTGTTCTGGGGTTCCATTTTCAAATGATTCAATAGCTTTAGCTTTTAATTGTTCATCTGATAGTTGTTTCTTTTTTGGATATTGGTCGTTAACCGTTGGCATGTTTGCTCCTTTTATAACTTTCTTTTATTTAATATAAATATGACCGAACAGTAAAAACCCCACCGTAAGGCGAGGTTTTTAATGATCTTATATTTTAATTAGAATTGAAGTATTGCGTAATCATATTTCAATGTAAGTTCGATCTGA